ATAGTGTTGGTATCAATCAGAAGAGATCCGAGTACATCTTGAACAGATTCATCGAAGTCGGACACGGCGGCGCTAGTGATAGCGATATTGGTCATTGTGACTCCTGTCACTCGCCCTTTGGTATCTGTTGTAATGACCGGAACGCTAGATGAGTTGCCATAAGTGCCTGCGGTTCCAACTGCTGGGAGAGTTATCGTTCTACTCGCAGAGATATCGCCTCCACCCGAAAGACCATCGGATCCTGTGATGCTGACAAGAGTATGATCGATATGCTTATTCACACTCATGTTCAAGAGGTTATCGTGATTGACTCCTCCTGGTATGACGGCAGCTAAGATTTGATTGTTGACATCATCGTAAGTGAAGTCGATAGATGCCGTGTCGGTGAGCATTCCACCGACAGCATCTTGCGCCATCTCGTTAGTGTAAGCTCCAGCCATATAGTATGGCAAAGAGTTCCAAGCCGTAACGCCATCTCCTACTTTGAAGTTGGCGTTAGTTAGATCAAGACCTATCTCACGGATTGCGAGAACTGGATTAACACTTACCCAGTTTGCGGCGGTGTCGCCGCCTGAGTTGTACTAGACATGCCATTAGGCTCCTCCTCCATCAATAGTTAGACATGAACCATAATTTTCATCAGCCCTACCACCATCGATATTGCATGGACCCCCACCACCAGATACAGTCAGATCATCTAGTTTTTCAAGACACTTCTGAACGGTATCATCGGTAGGGGCGAGATTCCCGTCGAATCCAGAGGAATCGACGGAAGTCCATTTAGCGCCAATCGCTTCTCCATCGACAACGAGTCCGGGCTGTTCACCAAGAAAGTCACGAGCCATTAGTTTTTCCCCTTCTGAACCCATTTGGTATAACATCATTTTGATCGATTGCCATTGTGCATTCTCCGTTTGTTATCCAAATCTTTCCTGTTCGAAATGCAGATATTTTTAATCTACTTTTTTCATTTTCCATTGGATTGTTTTTGCAAAGGAAAACTGAACGTGAATATCTTTCTTCAGGACTATAGAATCTTTTTCTTTTTGCGGCAGCCATTCTGATGTTTTCGATAGCCTGCTCGCTAAAGACCACCTTTCTTCCGGTTCTGCTTTCGCTCATCTTTCTTCGTTCTTCATCGGTATAGTGTTTACCATACATAGGGTTACCTTCACCTTTGAATTTTTCAGAACGACGCATTTTTTCTTCTTTTGATAGCAACCAGCCACCGACACATTGGAATTGAGTTTGCGGATCACGAAGATTTAGAAAATCTTCGGATTCTACAATTCTATTGAGTCTAATGATTATAGATTCCCACTCTTTTGCTTGTTCTATAGTATTAAAGGTATCGGTTACTTCAACGACATCAGGATCTCCAAATTCTTCTCTAAAACGAGACACATTTTTTGAACTAGTAAAATACTTTACCCACAAATCATCTGGATGGCATCCTTTAGCCCATCGAGCACCATAATACCACTTATTTTGATCAGACCATCCAATCAAATAAGTGTATGGCACCCTATCATCACGCTTCTTCATTCAACTCAACCTATGATCGTCACTCTGTATTGAGCGGAAGTCGGAGCCTTGTTGAAGCGCAGAGTGATGGTGTTGGTCGAAGTCATTTCGATATCAGGCTCGACAACGGCATAAGGTGAGGCAGTTTGACGAACTTGAACGAGAACATCTCTAGTACCTAGATTGTGAGTAATCACAAATACCTTGGCAGAGCCATCACCGATGTCTTCAGAGTACTTGGTAGGGAAGCCTAGATTGGTCTTGGCACCAGCCGCCGTGGCAGCTCCTGTACCACCATTAGCGACTGTTAAAGGCGTGCCACCCAATTGATTGATATCAATACCGGCAGGTAATACATCGAAGGTAATAACATCACCTGTTTGCGTGGCATTGACCGATGTGGTATCGTCTATAGTACGGAATTCGAGAGTAGCACCATTTTTCTGTTTGAACACACTAACCGCACCCGTACCAACATTGGTACCAGTGACCGTACCTGCTTGAGAGAATTGTACCCAGCTAACTGCGGTTGTACCGAGAGTACCACCGGCGTCAACCGTACACAACCAGCCGCTATCGGAATTGACTGTTCCTTGTTCGACGAATACATAAGCCGAAACAAGTTCTGCCCAGGTATCCGTATCCGACGCTCTGGTCCATGCACCTGTTTGAACGACATAGATACCATTCTCTTCAGGAAGCGTTTGATTCTTGACCAAGACTCTATCACCGGCGACCAACGAGATACCGTCAACATTCAGCGGACCATTGAGGACGATATTGCCACTGGCAATTGTCGTCGCAGCCTTAACCGATTGCTTCGGGTCTAGACCTTGGCTTATGCTATCGACGTAGTCTTTATTGGCGGCATCTGTACCAGTAACGGGTGTCGCTAGATTGGTGATTAGCTGACCATTCAGGTTGATAGAAGCTGTAGGTACCGCCATCTGATCAAGGCGATTAGTTCTAACTTGCGTATCGAAATCGCTGATCGTGGATGCCGTTTGAGTGCCCGTGTGATTTGCTCTATTAAGGTAGTAGGTTCCGTGCTGTCCGTCTAACGTATCGGCATCGAGACCATTACCTGCTCCCGTATTCAACCAGCCATTATCAATCTTACCGGAACCGTTAGCTAACGGAATCTTATCGGCAGCAGGCGTGGTTTGCGCGTTGGCTGGGTTTTGAACGACTAGGGATGAAGCATTGAGAGTGGCAACGCCATTAGCTGCTCCAAGTAGAGCGGCATTGACCCAAGTTTCCCAGGCACCATTTAAATAGATGTAGATATTGTGGTCAGTCGTATTGCAATAAATCTGACCCTCTATCGGATCTGCGGGTGCAGTACCTGCGTTATGAATGACACCGTTTAGCAGTTCATTCTGTGATAGATCAATTGAGGTTAGAAAAGCTCTTGCCATTGTATTATCTCCTAAATTTCATTGTGTCGTGTATTTATGGCTCAACGAAGAATTGCTTTGCCAGAAAAGCCAGCAGTAAAACGGATTGTGATTTGATTGAGTGTATCGTAAGTTACATCCCCTTCAACTTGATTATTGCCGCTGTCAATAACAGTTGCAACTGGATGACAATTCATGTTGTGCTCTATAACCCATACGGCGACGGGTGTAGATTGAATAAAAATAAACTCAAATCCAGTCGCAATGTCTGTAACTATCATAAGTGAATTTGTCCGATGTGAATTGTCTATAAGCGATTGCAATTAAGCGTAAAGGTGAAGGATGTCTTTCCACATAGGGTCATTGCCCATCTCATCTCTGACGTTCATGCCTCTTACAAGCTTTCTCAACGAGATGTCGTTCTTGTTTTTACTAGCGCGGATCTCTGCAATGACTTCGTCAATTGCAGCCTGACTTAAAGTTCTTCCACTCTCTAGTCTAATCTCAGGAGCAATCTTAGCCATGTAGTCTATCATTTCAGCATCTGATGGATCGATCTCGATGATGTAACCATGAGTTCTAATAGCACCATCAGGGTCAAGCTTATTCATTGCTAGATTGGAGATAAAAATCACTCTGCCTACGAATTCAAAAGAGCTTGGGTAGAGTTGGCTTCCTTTATCATCGTAAACGGGCTCTTCATAGTTATTTGATAACTTGAGGTAATCTTTCTCGGGGATCATGATACTAGACTTCTTATTCCAAGACATCTTGCGGACCTTCTTCGTGTCCGTTGCGGCTTTAATTAGGTTGCGTCCTTCCTGATCAACTAGTGCGCTATCGCAGTCATCGAATAGGACAATGCCAGTCCTATTCTTGAATAAAGATGTGTAGATGCCATAAGGGCTGGTGCTACCAGTATTCTTAAAGTAGCCATCTCCATCCTGCAATCCCGCCTTAGCAAGTTCTGTCTCGACGGTTTGGGTTTTGCCCGTGCCGCCGCGTCCTGCAACGAATAGAGCATGGCTGGAACCCTTAATGATTAACTTCATCAGAACCGCAAGGTGCTTGAGTTGCACTTCATAGGCGACTTTCTTAACTCCACCCCTCGCTTCAATCTCATTTTCAGCAGTCGTCGGCGCATAAGTCTCTTTCGATCCACCCTTAGATACAGTGACTTTAGTAGCACCGAGAGCTGACATAATAGTGTCTCTAGAGGATCTTAAATCTTTGATGTCTGCATCTGTTCCAATGAATGTAACGTCCTTTCCTTCCTTGCTAAAGAGTGTGCTATATGGATGGGTTCCTCTTAGATATCCCACGATCTTGCTTACGCCTTGTCCATAGTTGGTGTGGATTTGAACAACAGGTACCTTAGTGTTAGGCTTGAGCTCTCTCATAACGAGTTCAAAAGGATCAATGTCACCTGCGGTAGCTTCAATGATAAGCTCTTCATAGATTGTATCGGAAGGAATAGCATAGAACACGCCAGAGGTAAATGGTTTTTCAATGAAATCGATGATGGCGGGCAAGATTTTGACTAGACTAGTTTGCTTGTCAAAAGCGAGATTCCATTGTGGATCCCTGCTTGTGCCGTCCCATAGATCGACTGAATCAAGGTTCATCGAATTGATGTTAGAGCTCTTCCAATTGAATCGAATGCTCTTTACTCCGCTGTAGATATACCTTACACCCCAACCATGTCCTGTGGAATTAGTGTATTCTTCAACGCTAGGCATTTGATAGAGTTTCCCATCCAACTTTTTGCTGAGATAGGATTGGATAATCTTACTTACGGTTTCAATTACGCTTGTGCTTACTGCCTCAGTAAGCCATTTTGAGAATTTTTCCATTGTGATCTCCGTTGGTTGTCGGTTACTTTAAGTTCACTAGGATGGTTACCAAGCATCTTCAAGCATGTTTTTCCATTGTTGGTCTGTCAGCTTGAACAAGTCCTTTATCTTTTCTTCTTTATTGAACTGCTTTAGAATAGCATTCGTTAAGTTGGCTCTTAGGCTTCCCTCGTTGTATATTACGGGGAATACCCAGTTCTTCTGAAAATGCCCCATAATAGTACTTTCATAAAGAGACGGATAATCGAGTTCAGGTAGCTTGAGCTTTGCAGCGTTGGCTTTTAATCCTCTAGCAATCTCTTCGTGCAGTATCTTCCCTGCCCATGAGTAGACCAAAAATGCTGGAACCATATTGATAACAAAACCTCTAACATACCCCGGTTCAGTGTTGCCTAGAAGTTTATCCATTTCAGGACTTGCGAATGACTTGTAATAAGACTGCATGGCCATCTTACCGTGTGGCACCATTTCCCAGAGCATATAGGCTGATTTGGCACCTTTAACATACGATTTATATGGCAGTTTGACATCTTTTGCCGAGTTGGCGTCTTCGACGAGTATGGTAGCGAGCTGTTTCATGATAATCCCCAATAGTTCAGTTCATATATTTATGTCAAAAAAAAAGCCCCTTGCGGGGCTCTTTGTGTGCTTAGGGTTAAATGATCTCTTTGAGTGTTTTTTCGAGATTGCTTTCTAAATCGTCACAGAAGATATTGTTAATCTGTTTGGGTGGTGCGAATCTTGTAAAATCAACAATTTTTATTGAAAACAGTTCGTCATCGTTGATCACTCGTACGACATAGTTGTTGATACGGATAGACCTATTATCATCAATGGTTCCATTGAAACGAACGCAGACCGAATCAATCAGTTTTGTTACCCAACTCATGACATTTCTCCTAGTTTGTGGAAAAAGTATTTAGCTCAGAAGGGTATGTTTTCTTCGTTTATCATGTAATAGATTTCATTGAGTTTAGCGACTTCCATAGCTGCATCGTGCAAACAGTTATGGGCAACAAAATTATCTATCTTTCCAAGCTTGAGTTCATACTTCCCATCATCTGTACCCGTCAGAATATCGATGTAGGTTCTGGTGTCACGAATCTTCCAAGCGTTGAATGGCAGCGTAAGATTAGTACAGTCTTCATAGAAGTGCTCTAACTTGGGGAAGTCGAAGTACGTTCCTCTTGCCCATACGTAAGACTTTTTATAGTTGTAACCACTCTCACCGATAAATTTGCTCAATTTAGTCAAACCTTCTACCACAGTCATATCGTTAGGGCTGGGCTTTAGATTGGCATTGCGAGCTTCTTTGCTCTGTTGCTTCCACCACTCTACAGTAGATATTGAAATGGAACGATGGAACGATTTAATCTGCTCTTCCACATCAAACTTGATCATTATTCCTTTGCTAAGAAAAGACGCAAAGTAGTTATGATCTTCCAGAGTGAATGGTACACAAGCAATCGACAGGATAACTGCATTTTCCCTTTTGCCGAGGGTCTCAGTATCAAACATAAGATGGACAAGATTAGCCATTGAGAACCTCCACGGATGGATGAATGTTTTCGGATTGCAATACAGCAAAGCTCTGAGTTTGCTTGTATAATGAAAGAATCTCCGATTTAATTTCTGGTTTACCCGCATACCATTCATCTATGTTGGCTGCCATTGCTTCGATAAGTTCACTGCTGATCTTCATAAAAAGCTTTTCAAAATAGTCTGAAACAGTCTCTACTGTTCCGAAGATTATATCGTCTTCAAATACGTTGCTTTTGAAAGTCCCAACCCATGTCTTGCAAGCAATATCGGCAAAGTCGTTATCATCAGTCGAAAGTTGCTGGTTGAACGCTATAGTGACCGTCACTTTTTCACAGGAACACCTGGCATTGAACGCATCTATAGCACGTTTGAATATCTGCAATTTATAGTATAATGATGGTGTCATGATAGATGGGGCATCCCTGCCCCGCCTCCTCATTCGTCTAGCAGAGTGCTGAACAGTTTAAAGTCATCGTCGTCATCGACTGAGGCTTTGGCTGTTTCTGTTTTGGGAGTCTTCTGAGACTTCTGAGACTTCTGTGGCTTAGGTACTTCTGGCGCAGAAACGTCGTCCTTTTCGTCCTCTTCGTCCTCTTCACTCTTAGCTAATTGGGCTGGCGCTGCATTGATCGCGAGCAAGAATTTCTTCTTGATATCAGCGTAGGGCTTGAACTGTTTCTGGTCAAGGAACTCGCTGAGATCGTATTCGCTCTTCCAGACTTTTTCCATCGCCGCATCATCAGAGAACAGAGGTTCGCAATCGCCGAACTCGCTCTTGTCGTAGTTACGGAAACCCTCGACATTGCGAATCTTCAACTTGAATGAGGCACCTTCCCAGAAGTCGAACGGATTGAACGACTGCTCATCTTCAAACTCAGGCTCAATCGCGTTCATAAGTTTTGTGAAGATCTTGTTGCCATACCTGTAAAGAAATACCTTACCTTCGTTCTGCGGGCGCTTAGAGTCGCTGAGAACAATGATATTGCTGATATAACGAGTCTGGCGCTTACGCTTACGAGCAAGGTCTTGACTTTCTTTAGAGCCTGATTCCCAAAGCACATTGTTGGCTTCGCAGACAGGGCACTGTTGGTCGATAGTTGTCGGGCAGTTCTCGATGAACCACTTTGTTCCGGTTTTGAATCCATGGCTAAAGGTCTTGACAAAGGGAATCTCGGCTCCCTCTATGGCGGGCAGGAATCGAATGATGGCAAAGCCACTGCCTGACTTATCGATGTCAGGCTCCCAGAAGCGATTATCTTCGTAGCTTCCACCCTTACTCTCCTGGCTCATCTTCTCGGCAAGTTGTTTAAAACTAGTCTTACTGCTTTTCTTGAGTTGTGCAAATGACATAATGTTCTCCTAATTGTGTGCTCGTGTGCTAGGCACTAATATGAGCTAAGTTCTGGAATGAATTGTGAAGTCTGTCATACCTATTATTTGCTATGTGAAGCAGATACTTGTACTTATGCAGTTGAAGCCTCCTTATTTTGAGCAGTGGGTGGAGTGGAAACCACACGTCGGTGAAATTTGTGAAATGGTTTATAACCGTAAGTGTTTCAAACGATACACCTAAGGTTTGTGCATCTTGTACTAGTATAGGTGATTTTGTTGCTGACGTCAAGAGGATGGATTGCAGCGTAAGTCTTTTGTCGATGAGATAAAATTCTATCTTTTCTACGTCACTGTGGAACAAGCTCTCTAAACCAGACACTCGTTTCACCCTGTCATTATGGAATTGGCTTACTTCGGAGTCAAAGATATCGCCAATCCATATCTCGTTGTTGAATAAAAAAGCACTAACCAGACACTCGATTCTCGCATCACGATCAGCAATGACTTTTTCAAGTTTCTGGAAGAAGATTCTATCCTTTCTCTTTTCAAAGGAAGAAACTTTCAAACGAGTGTAATTGGCATTTGGATTCCAAATCCACTCAAAGTCTTTGAAGTGCTTTTTAAGATAGACGTAGTCCACATAGGTTCTGAAACCTGGCATCATAATGGTTACTCAAAAGGTAATTGTTTAACGGCTACTCCTGAATTTTTCTTGCAAATCATTCGTTCGTCGATTGCACTTTGTTTGACTCGGTCAATAGTGAGTATATCTAACTGTTTGACCAAGTCCTCAGGATCGAGCTCATTCTTCTTACAGAGCTCGATACACGCATCAAAGAAGCTGCAATTTAGCTTTTCTGAGATCTCAGCCAAGGCGGCGTGCAAGCGTTCACTTTGTTTGCTCATTAGCTCTACCGATAAACTCGTCATCCCTATATGCAACGATAGTGCCAGCCTCTATCTGCTGTTTAAACAGTGCGACTGAGTACTGATTCTTTGTAGTTACCGTATTTAAATCTTGGTCAAGGATGTCAAGAATCATTGTATCTTCGTCAGGTGAATACGAGTAGATGTTGTAAACATACTCACCATCATTTGATTTGAGGATCAAGCCTTGCTTCAATTCGATAGACATGGCATCACCTCATAGCCCAAACTTGTCAAGATCAATCACTCGATCAAGATACCCACACTTTGCAACGATGAATCCACCAGCAAAACCGAGGGCAATGAAAACAACGGCTGTAATCAAAATCATAAATCACCTCATTAGTTATACGTTGACGTTTGAACCGGGGTTCTTCTCTTTGATACACTTCAGTAATCCTTTAAAATCATCCGGAACTGGATGGCGTCCTAGACTGTACGAGTCACCAAACAGCGGAGAACTGGTGATGATTTGCTGTACAGTAAATTTTTTGCAATAGGGACAAGGTTCAACGGTGGGCACATCATTCTGACCAATTCTGAGAATTAGATCGAACATTTGTCCGCACTGGTTACATCTATAAGAAAACGTTGGCATTATGTTTTGACCTCTTCAATCCTAACGTAATTCGTCTTTGTGGTAAACATCTGAACTCTATTGTGATAACGAACAATGGAGTAAAGGAACGAGATGTAGATATTGCGTATCATATCCAGCACAATGTAACCAAGTTGGACTATGAACTCTATGAGGAAAATCGCAAAGCTGATTGCTGAAATAATGATACGCTTCATCTTAAAACCCGCCACGTTCCAAAACTTTTCTAAGCTTATGCTTGACCAAATAGTTGAACGCGCTCATCTTGGGACGGGTGCAGTTATCCCATTGCTCTCTGATTCTTTGGACAACATCGCTGGGAATTTGTTGCAAGTCTATCAGAGTCCTGTTCCTTTGGAAGTTCTGTAGCATTGTGGGCGTTTGACAGAACGCCTCAGGATTACTAAACCCACCCTTGTTCTCCCATTCCAATATAGACGAGGCTCGAATAGGTTTACTTCGCTTGCCTTTGACTAAGAAGACATCATCGTCGCTGAAGATATTAGGCACGCCATCACCAGAGTCTCCTCTAATCACATGCTGGAAAAGGCTATAATCATTGGTCGCGGAATTGATAAACTTTTTGTGGTGCGGACTCCACTGCTTTACTTTAGAGCAGATACTTTCCTGAATCTGGATAAGATCCTTATCGCTGGAAACGATGACGATCTCTTTCTCATGGGGACAATTTAGCTTACAAAGCACTGCGATAACATCATCCGCCTCACAGCCATTGACTTCCATTAACCTAAAAGGCAACTCGGTCTTGATCTCCATCTTGATTTGGTTGAAGTGCTCGAAGAACGTGCTCCAATCGAAGTCTGACTCTTCGTGTGCCTTCTTTCGATTCTGCTTGTAATTGGGGAAGATCGCTTTACGCCAATACCCATGACCGTCAAGACACAAGATCATATCATCAAGACCCGCGTTAAATTTTGCTTTATACGATAAGATATTATTGAGTGTAATGTTCCTGAGTAATGGTAACTCTATCAAATCGTTGGTTTGACTGTTATATTCGATTGCACTCGAAATTACAATTTGCGAAAAGTCCAATAGAAGCATCATAAAGTTTTTTACCTTTTGTGAGTGATGGGATTCTACCATCATCAGGATGAAGTCTGAAGTTTGTGGTACCATTATTATACCAAGACCTGCCTTTACGGGCATTACCAATTTTTCTTTTGGTTTCTTCAGAATGACACCTTCCCTTAGCAGGCAGATTTACGATAAAGTTATAAGTTCCGTTTTTAATTTTCCTCTTTGATCTTTCTCGTTGAGACTCGCCGCCAAACCAATTGTATGTATCATTTATAACACAATTTCTCACATTATCTCCACCAAGGAAGACATGACTACCATTCGATATTCTTTATTTCGGTGGCATACCTTAATCCCTCGTTCTCCGTAGTTTTTCCAATTAAGGTTATTTGGATTGCAGTATCTTTGTCTCATAGCGTTCCATGTGTCATACACTTTCTGCCTAAGCATTATGATCTTCTCGAATAGTTCATCTTCTGTTTAAGTTCTAGCTCAAAGTAATCCTCATCTTCAGCTAGGTCTTGGATGTTGCGGAGATCAATCTGTTTAACATAGTTACGGAACTTTTGGGTATGTCTACCCTTTTCGTCCAGTTTGGTGCGGCGCGGCAAATCATCTTCAGTGTGGGTCATATCTTCCTCAGCGAAATTTTAACTTGGATTGGTGTGCAAGTTCGAGAGTTGCAGCAAGTCCTGCAAACGATCTCGATTTGTAGTATGAAATCAGTTCAGTAGGAGTCATTCTGTCATTAGTAATCACCTCATTTGCATCTTTCCCATAAAATTGTTTATCATAGATTACAACGCTGAAACCTTGTTGGACTCGTGATTTGACCTGCTTGAGGATCTGAGGATTCTTAAATATCTCGTTATCGTAAACGAAACATACGTCTTTTTCATTATTTATATGATCTCTGATGTAACTTAGCGAGCCAGCGCCTACGCTTCCGCCAATTGCTAATGAGTTAGGTACGCACATAGCATCGATGGGTCCTTCAAATACGAACACAGGCTGCTGCCAATCGACAAACTCCAATCCCCACAAGCTAGGCTGATTCGGGTTTACTTCAAAAACATAATAGCGGAAAACCGCATCTTTGTTAATAGCTCGACAACAGATGTGACTATACTCACGCTCTTTATTGTAAAACGGAATGACGAGGACTGATTCTGGATCAAGGTTGAGACTTTGATACTTGTCAATCTGCTTTGTGATATTTAGCACGTTCGTACTAGAATGAAGACTGGTGTAAAATTTTTCCGGTATCCTTCTTTTCTTAGCGTACTCAAGAACAGCATCATCGACACAGTCGCTTAACATCGGTCCAAGATTGAGAGGGCGTGGTTTGAACTTCGTCTTAGTGAATACGAATGCGGGCTTGACTGGAGCGTATTTCTGACCCTTCTCTCGCAAGCATTCTAAACGGTACTCACCAAAAAGACGAGGCGACTTTTCTTGTAGGAAGTTACCTAAAGAGAAGTAGGCTCCACAGTTATGGCAATATGAGATAATCTTGTTGTTTTTTTCGAGTAGGTAACCTCTAGTCTTTCGTTTCCTTTTGCTGCTATCACCGCACACGAAGCACCTGTAGTTGGCGATGTATGGATGATTTGATATGACTCTAAAGTTCTCTAACTCGCTGCCAACAAGATTTGCGTACTTCAAATCTATCCACAGCATGATGGTGTCCTCAATTTTGTATAGTATAACATGGACAGAAAGCGTTGTCAAGTTCTCGGTATAAATAAAGTTATCATATAACTAATGAGGAGAGCATCATGTCTAACCAATCCCCGCCCAATTGGGCACCAAATGCCATTCCTACTGTACATGGCTGGGTTGATCCGAAAACTGGAGAGCTATTGGTCTCCAAAAAAGGTCTAACCAATACGGTTTCTGGTTATGGTAAGAATAGGCGTCCACTATCTCAACCTATTAAAGAACCATTATCGAACAATGCAGTAACCTTAGAAATTGAAACACCCGATACTTTGGTCGAAAACATGTTTGTCGAACTTGAAATAGAATCAGTAACACAAGAAGTAACTGAACCAGAAATAAAGAGGCGTCGTTCAGGTGGACTAAAGAAAAAGGTATAACGTTAATGGGCATTGATCGTGATTATATTTTGAGATTGGCAGCCGAAGATTATAAGAAAGACTTGAGTGTCTTTAATAACCAAATGCTCAAGAAAGATGTGTATACTTTTTTTGTAGTCCGTAAGATGGTTAAACGATTTTTGGTTGCGGGTGTGATAAATGATAAGCTTATTCTCAATAACATCATTGTTTGTCTCAATGTATTTGGAATCAAGAAAACAAACACGATCTTCCGAATCATTTGCGATGATCAAGAGTTCAGTGTTATTAAATCGTGCCTTATTTACTTGAATTCATTCACTCTTACGAACGACACTTTAAAGCCCAATCACGTTATGCGTGACATTTTGAAAGACATCACTCATAGATATCACATCAATCCAAAAGGTGATTCAACGATTACGCGGAGAATAATAACAATGAAAAATATCATCATTCAATACATTCTAAAACGACTAACTGAAGCCAGCACGCTTAAGGGAATCATACTCTCAGTGTCAGGTGCATGTGGAATTGTCTTATCACAAGATCAAACCAATAGCGCAGTATGGATTGTGCTAGGTATTGTAGGTATTATCGGTTCATTGTTGCCTGATAACTTTAACAAAAGCATAAAGGAAAACGTGCCCGATACAACTGAAATGACTACTGAGTCTAAGTCTGAGTACCCATCGATTGTACCTTTACCACTATACAAGAAAGAGCAGCCAACAACAGAATCTGGATGGGGAGATAAATCATGACTTGGAAACTAGGTAATACATCAAGAAAGTATGAGGTTGGTAAAGGTGGACCAGAAACAGTCTCTACGGGCAGGGGCGATTACGGTGGAGTCTCCTATGGCACTTACCAGTTGTCATCTAAAATGGGCACTGCTGCCAAATTCGTAGAAGTAATGGGATACAAGTCTTACTTCGCTGGCACTAAACCTGGAACAGCAGCGTTCTCAGATTTGTGGATCAAGAAAGCCAAAACGGATTCAAAGTTTGGAGATGCTCAGCATGAGTTTATCCGTAGATCGCATTATGTTCCACAAATCAAATTTTTGCAACAGAAAGGCATTGACCTATCGAAGAAAGGTCCTGCTGTTCAAGATGCCGTGTGGAGTACGTCTGTCCAATTCGGTGGTGGTACAACACTCATCTTAAGAGCTCTAGCGAACAAGCATCCGATTGAGTCCTTCGATGATGTTGCTATTGTTTCTGCTATCCAAGATTACAAGATTGCGAATAACAATGCGCTATTCAAGTCTTCTAGCCCTGAGGTAAAGGCATCTACTCTAAACAGAGCAAAGTGCGAGAAAGCGGATCTTATCAAGCTTGCAAAGCAATCAGTACCCGTAGAGTCAACACCCGAAGAGAGTGACCCTGTAATCTCAGCGATAGGATCGTTCTTTGACTCTATCGCTGAGATAGGTAACTCTTAACCGAAACTGAAAGCAATCAGCATATCCGTGAGTCTTCTGATACTAGACTCAGAATTTCTGATTTCAAGCGGTGCTTCATCACCTTTCATCATCGTAGATCCTCTCTCTGGCGATACTTTCGAAGCATTACTCGTTGGAGATGCTACTGATTGAGCTGGAGGTGTCATTGCATCGCGTTCGTTTTGTTTGTCTGCAAAACCAGCGGATTCCAAAGGACCGCTGGTTTCTTGCGACTGAGGAGAGAGGGATCCGCTTAGCATATTAGACGCTGTTCCGCCTAGAGCACGAAGAGCACCGCCAGCCACTCCACCTAAACCACCCGCTGCTCCTAATGCGTTAGGACGGCCTGTTCCTTTCAGTGCATCACCTGTGACAGAGTTAAATTGACGAGCAAACTCACCACCGCCAGAAGCCGACTGATTGAATACATATTGCAGTCCTGGGAATGATTTAAGACTAGGAGCCGTCTTAGACAAGACACCTGACAAGTCGCCACTCATCATAGGACCAAAAGCACCATTTGTTCTGAGCTGGTCTACAATACTGATTCCAGTGCCTACAGGATCAGGTAGTGTGCTTACTCCAAGTCTAGCGGCTGTAGATTCTAGGTTATTGAGTAAATTTGCACCGCCCGCTTGAAGTGTGTCTATAGTGGCTTGAACATTAGGTTGTCCTAAGAGCTGATAGTTCTGCTGGGTTCTTGCGGGTGCAGTGCTGAGCTCTGGTGGTAAAGGCATTGTACTAGGAATCTTAGCCGGAGGAGGAACTGACCCCGTGAAAGTCTCTTTAGCGTAAAGTCCTCTCAAGTCTTCTTGTGAGCTAGAGTTCTGTCTTCTAGCAGCAGCAGGACCCGTAGTCCTCTGTCTTTCACCAGGAGTTTGACGTGGATTATTTTTATACTTCTCTGGGATGGCATTCTGCTGATTTAGGAACCAAGCCATTTGTTCACCTGCCACCGGCAATGCGTCAGCAGGTATACCCAGCATCTCTGAAACCTTCTTGCGATTCTCTGATGCGGCTGCTGAAGCGGGTACCGGTGTTATCTGAGCAGGTGAGACTGCTGGTTTGCTTGTAGGAGCGGGTGGTGCTACTGCCACACTTGCTGCTGCCAATGCGGGTGCCGGTGGTGTCGTTGGAGCAGGAGCGACTTGTGGTGCCGTTTCAGGAGTACCCGCTGGTATAGAAGGAGATGTATCACCTTTATAGGCATTTAGAGATTCTTCTAATTTTTTACCCCCCATTATACTCGTGATTTTCTTAGCATAGTCTGGATCAGTCGCAAAGCCTGCTTTCTGAAGAGCTTGTGCATATTCTTCAGGAGTTTTAGCTTTAAATACACCTGCTTCCGTATATCTAGGATTGTTTATTAAAAAATCAACGTAACCTGCAATACCTTTTTCTGGTGTACTATAGCCTGCATATACATCGTTTGATTTTTCTGCTTTATCATAGGCACGTTTTCCTTCGACATCCCCCTTTATCTTACTGGTTTCTTTGATGTTAAAGAAGTTATTCTGACCCACCTGTTTCGATCCAGCGTCCCAACCTGTTTCCTGTACCAATTGAGCTGCGGCACCTTTTGCGAATACGGCGGATTGTTCTGGAGAATAGCCTCTTTTAATAAACTCATTCTTTACGCTTTCTTGCGCCCATCCCAAAAATGCTTTTCCTTTTGGTGGATTAGCGACGGCTCCAGTCACTGCGGCAGTACCAGGTACTCCCTGAGCAGCAAGCATTCCTGATACTCCCGTTGCTACTCCTTGTGCTGTTTGAGCAAGCGTAGGAGCGGCTGAAGATTGTCCTGTCGGTGGCTGAGTTCCTGCGGCAAGCGATGCGTTTCTTTGTGCAATCAGTTTAGCAGCTAGACCTTTACGATCCTGTCCTTTGGTGATATCGCTCTCCCAGTGCCATGATTCGTGAGCCAATGGACGATGCAAGCCTTGTTTTTCCATAGCAGCAACCAGTTTAGGATTATTATCCCAGAACTTCTTAGCATCCCCATCCATACTGAAGTCAGCTGCATTGCCTGTCGTGTGGATACTGGTCTTAGCAACCCACTTGCTTGCCGCTTCTTCACTACCATACTTTTTAACAGCCGCCGCTCTGAGTTGATCTTGCTTTTCTTGTGATCTAAATCCCGATGTTAATGGTAAAGCGATTCCCGCTTCAGCGGATGCCGCCTTAAGTTTATCAACAAAGACGGGGTCCATGCCTTTGAGCTTACTCAAATCACCCTTGAAGTATTTTGAATCTTCAGGTGTTGGAGTATATGACCCCGCAACCGTTCGTTGTCCTGGTGCTGTAGGTGCAATATTACCTGCGGGTGCCGTTGGTGCCGCGACACCCGGAGATTGAACAGCTCCAGTGGCTAGTGGTTGAGTAGTCGTGTTCTGCGGTGCGGGTGCGGGTGGTATTGCTCTGTCTTGTGCAATCGCTTCTTTCTGTGCCTGCGCTTGTGCACCACTGTACTCTGCTGGGTTCTGTCTTCTAGGTGCAGCGGGTCCAGTTGTCCTTGCACCAGTCTTAAGTGGAGGATTGTTTCTATACTTCTCTGGAATTGCGTTCTGTTGATTTACTGCCCACGCTATTCCCTCGCCTGCTGCTGGAAGCATATCAGCAGGAATACCGAGTAACTCTGATGCAGTCTTGCGTCTTTCTACCGTTTGCTGGCTCACATCCGCTGGTTGTGGAGCAGTCGCTGGAGCAGTTGCTGGGGCAGCAGTCGCTGGAGCAGCAGTCGCTGGAGCAGTTGCTGGAGCAGTTGCTGGAGCAGCAGTGACTGGGACAGGTGTCACTGTAGCAGCAGTTGCTGGAGAAGCAGGAGCGCCAGCAGGTGCTGTGGGTGCTGCAGGTGCTGCGGGTGCCTTAAAGCCAGGAGTGTTAGCTGCGGCTTGGTCTAAAGAGGTTATAAGTGGCTTACCTTTGTCATCTGTGAGCATAACCGGAATGGGCTTGCCATCAGGTTGCAGTATGCTCACAGAAGTGGGCAAATTAGGCTTGAGTGCTTCTTCAGTTTCAGCTCTCTGTATTTTGTCCGCAGTTTCTTTCGCCTCTCCGAGGGGCTAAAACAGGCACAGGCTTTCCTGTTGTATCCACTACGACTGGTGGGACACTTGGTGCAGTGGGAGCGACTGTTTTCTTCTCTACTTCTTGTTTTGCTTTATCTTCAGCAGCTTTTTTCTCTACTTCTTGTTTTGCTTTATCTTCAGCAGCTTTTTTCTCTACTTCTTGTTTTGCTTTATCTTCAGCAGCCTTTTTCTCTACTTCTTGTTTTGCTTTATCTTCAGCAGCTTTTTTTTCTGCTTCTAAACGGATCTTCTTCTTCTCTTCGATCTCTTTCTCAACTTTTGCTTGAACTTCTTTGGCTTTCTTCTCTCTGTCCGCGTTAGTCTCTCCACCAAGCAACCCAACGATTCCATCGACGATAGAGTCAGTGATATCTGAAGGGACTATACTATTGAACGCTTCTGATACAGGATTGCTAGCATCCCTTCCCGTTAGCCCGTTATAAATGGCTTTTCCACCTGTTGTTATTCCACCCAATATTGCACCTGTGGCTCCACTCAAAACATCGCCTACTCCACCCAGACGTTTCATGATGTGCAATCCGCCTACATCGTCTTCAGTATCTTGTGGGTTAATGATATTCATAAACCCACTGCCCATCTTCTTAGCTTGTTTGATAGGATCAATAGCACCTGTCTCTAGTAGTTCATCCTTGTTCTCATAGAGAGACATTCCAATAGCAAGTGGTACAGCGAGCTTACTTATAACTTTCCCACCTGTTCCTAAAACTCCAGATAAGCGATTACCCTGAACACCCGGTGGTGTACCTGGAACGGGTTTTGGCGCACCACGAGCAATTTCTGCAACGTCAACACCCGTATCAGCCACATCAATCACATCTTGCGCGGGCTCGGGAAGAAGTTGGCTCAATCCGAAAAGACCGGCTAAACCTAGTAGTCCTTTCTTACCAGTACGCAAACTGGTTCTAGCGGCTTTCCTTACTCTTCCTGGTGGGTGATCTCTATCTCTTTGGCGCTGGCGTCTCTCTCGTAACCTATCCCTGGCTTTTTCTCTTCGAGTTTTCTTTCTAAGTCCTATACCACCGCCCGTGTCGTCGTTTGAGTCGCCAATATCGACCTTCGACAAGATTTTACTCAGCAATTCAGTTTGAGTCCTAAGCACACCAAGGATACTCTTGAGAGTTCCATTCATAGACGACAAAGTCCCATTCATAGAACTCAGTAAAGGTATCAGAGGATTAGATTGAGATTGGCTTCTCTCTATTGCTTTTTCATTGGCTGCATGGGCTGATTGCCTTGCAGTTTCAGAATTATTTGATGGAACCTTCTCTATCTTTTGCTGTTCCTTACGCTGCTGTTCCATGCGTTGTCGAACTTGTTTTATATCGACAACTTTGCTCTTTGAGATCTTTTCAACCGCCGGTGGGGCTGGCGTCTCACGCGATACTTCTGGATCATTAGCCGCGGGTTTTCCTCTGAGTGTTTTCCTGATTTCAACTAACGCTCCACTAGGAGCGGCAGGTGCTGCTGAAAGTATAGGTAAAGCCATATTGCTGCCTCTTATCTGACTGCTTGTTTCTTCTTTTCTAGGTAGTCTAGCACAATAGCAACATATATCTTCCTTTCAAAAGGTTGCATCTCATTTATCTCCGTTAGACTAAAGTTATGTTCCTTGGCAAGCAAAAAATCTGTTCTGTACAAGTCTGCCAGCTCACCTGGGGCAAACATCAATCGAAAAAATCCTTTAGCCCATTTAGCTCTACAACTGACTTATTCCTGCATTTAGGACAAGTGATGTTGAGGATCAGAGTGACTTTTGGCTGATTGGCAAAGAACTCTGATATTTGGTCAATCTTATCGGCTGGGAAACTTTCGATGAATTCTGACAGCTCTTTTAGAGTAAAGTCTGCAATAGGAGTCAAGACTTTGTCTCCGTCATACACACAGTCTACGCAAGCGAAAATGAACTCATCCGTAATATCGAATAAACCCTTACTTGCCGTTCCAACCGAACGGAACTTAGAGAAGGATGGGCTCTTTAAACGAATACCTACGGTGTCACTCAATTGGATGATGCACTTCTTGTTATAATCTTCTGGAAACTTTACAAACGATTCCATCAGATTGAACTTTACCAGGAAAGTGCCATTGCAAGGCTCTCGAACGACCGATTGTGCGACACCATTTTCATTATGATTTGCCAACTTATCGATGATATGGTTGCACTTGAATTCTGCTTCTATCTCCTCTCCTAAGCTCTTTGCTCTCAGCATGAGAAAGATATAATCTACAACATACATAGGCAAGTCATCGACTTCGACCTTGTTAAACAAGCAATCGTCTACGACTGACCTAATGGTATTGACATATCCGTGCGTCGTCCCCAAACTCTTCTGCCTGGAGGATTGCTTTATATTCTTTTACGAGGAATGGGCGGAACTTAACAACTTCCCCGCTTCCAGGGATGGTTAAATCATATACAACTGTTGGAACTTTAGGCAGCATCATTTAACTCCTTAGTGGTAAGTTTCTTTCTACGTCTCACAATCTTGCCTAGCGGCACGTCTTTGTTTTGGACATTCCCCGTCATAGTCGTTGTTCCCTCTTCGTTCAACCATTCTCTAAATGATAAGACAATAAGACTCTCAGATAGCTTGAGTGCTTTCTGGAGATTGTCGAACTCATCCCATATCTCTTTAGGACATAGCTTCTTGAATGTCTCTTGGTCGCCAGAACAAATGGCGTTTCTGACCGCCGTCGCGCCCGTAACGGGCTCAGTCTCTTGGAAAGTGACATCGTATTTCTGGTCTTCAGGCAATTTAGCGTTTGTAGAGTTTATGGCGGTCTTGTAGCCTTCAATTTGATCTGCTCCTGCATAAATCTTGACAACCTCTTTACCTTTCTTCCTGAAGTATCCTAAGATGCCTGGCAAAAATCCATTGGGGCTAACGGATACTTCGACACCTGGAGTCACCTTCTTCAGCAGTTTCTCCTGATACTCAACACTTAGAGGATTGTGCGCTTTATCTTCGCCCTTTACGATGACAACAATAGGGTTAGTCATACTATCTATGATCTTCTTATGTCCTATATGGATAGGCTGCATCCTTCCTAAAAATAACTCTACCTTTTTTGTTTGCATCTCAATCGCCTTCTTTTAAGGGGTTAGATAAGTTCTATTGAGTTTATTATCCTGGAGACTTGGTCTTTTGTGAGGATGTTGAGTGTTGCATTAATGATTGGCTTACCTATACCACGAATCTGCATTCCTATGGCACTCTTGGCAACCAAACACAATGTACTAGAGGATAACATTCTAGACACATCGGGTTTGATTAGAAAACCTTCTTCAAAATCAAATTTAACGATACCATTCTCTAAATCCATTATAACAATATCTATGTTACCTGAACCTAGTAGGTTTACACTTTTCTCTGAAAGAGATGAGACGATTTGACCACCTCCAAATATAGCTTTAAGCGCAAAGTCTTCAGTGGTGTTGGAGAGTTCTTTATAACAGTCTATAGATAGGCTACCATCCGCATCGACATACGCTCTAGCCCTCTTAATGAACGCAAGTAAAACCTTATCTCTAAAGATAGGAGATCCTGGAATCTCAAAAGATTGAGCCATATTGGTCGTATCATATAGCCTACCCATAACAATTGGATTGCGTGAAAACGGTTTAGATGGATCAGCGCAAAAAATGATTTCAGCGATACCACCCCTGACCTTTTTAGGCTCAACTGCAAATCGTATCTCCTTATATTTTTTAGTACCAAGCACAAAGGTTAACCCTGTGAGTGGTGGCAACGGAGACGCAAGTGCCCCTCTCAATCTATTCGTTTCCTCCAAAATCCTAGTGATCTTTTCGTTTAGAGTGATGATTCGTTGGTCAGTCGTTTTGATAGGTCTTAATACAGACTTTAGTCGTCCTATCAATCCTAGTGGTGCGATCTTCGTAATTGGGAGCATACCGATGTCGCCCTTAGCCTTCACTTCAACGCATCGCAGAGTGCCCACTGTGAAAAGCTTTGCGTTGAGAATAGTAACGAGGTCTTTTCTCGATAGGAGTTTACTGGTCTCAACAAGTTCCGTTCTAATCTTCTTCAATAATCGGGTTCCGGTTTTCGACTACTCTAAACTTCGATTTATACAACTTTTTGTTGTTTTTAACATACGTCTCGAAGAGTGTCTTCCCATCAGGACCAGAGCTTGCTAATGATTGAACAGCCATTGTTATTTCCTTTGAGCTGAATGAGCCGCTTTATAGTCTTGCGTTGTTATTTTATATGATGCTGTCCCTCCACTATCGGGAAGATGCAACACCACACCTTCGATCTCTGGTCCTAAGATGTATATGCGTTTCTTTACCACATTATTCACATCTAACGATCAATGTATGATTTTAGCGCATTCACTTATTTTCTACCTTTATGGGATTCGCTCATACGCATTTAGTCAATTCACTATGAGTGCGACCTTGAAAAGCTGAATTGGGTTTCTGTTACCCAATTTGCTTCATGGATGATATTCGCAAACGTCTTTTTCCTTTATTTATTCTATTCAACCACCCAGCATTAAGATTATTATCTTTTCGTATACTCGAGTTTCTTCATGACGTGCGGTGCTGTTAGTGTTACTACTCCATTAGAGAATATAACTTTGGATTATCCTGAATAATAAACTCAACGTTCTCGAATAGTTCACCGCTTTATTCTCAAGTCGTTTTTCGGACTAAAATCACGATAGTGCTATTTCGTTAAGCCAGTCTCTAAAGCTTAAGCATTTCTTATTTCCATAAAAAAAGGTGTGTGATCTTTTAGACCACACACCTCAATCGTTGCTATGAGTGATCCCGTAGCAGTATTTATACTTCAAGCGTAACGCTTTTCTCAATCTTGTTCGTCCAGAAGTTGGCGTTTCCACCCTGCTCCAGGAAGGACTGGATTACTCCATAAACAGCGTCGTTGAATCCACCGACATTGAGCACGTCCGCTTCATTCATGTTCTGAGTCGTGGTGTTAGGAGTAAGGTCAATACACACCATCTTGGCACCGGGGTTGCTCTTTTTAAACATCGACCAAGCCGCAGCCGTCTCTGTTCCGAAATCTCTACCGATGTAGGAGTAGCGATCTCCCTTGGTACTGAACCAGCTCTCATTATCGCTAACGTAGATGATCAAGTCACCCTTCTGCTTCTCATTAACCAGCTTCTGTAATGGCAACTGGATTGCCGTGCCACCACCACCAAACTTGGCAATAGTGTGAGCGTTCTCCATCACACTAGCCTCTGACTTTAGCTTGTTTGGATATATCTTAGTGTCAAACATGACCACCTGAGTGTTCGTTGGGTTAGTACGAAGCAATGAGCTAGCGATCAGAGCCGCCACGTCTACACAACGCATCTTAGTCGTGCTACCTACACGATGACCAGTAATCGGATTGGTCATAGAGCCACTGACGTCAACAAAGATATACGTCTTACCATCGAACACGGGAACCGTTTGTAGGCTGTAATCTAGTGCCTTCTCAAGAGCCTCACGGATCGGCACAGGTACGTTCGTCGCATTCAGCCAAGTAGTGAAAATCTGGTATGGAAATACCTTAGCCTTCAAAATTTGACGGGTGTCTTGTAGCTTGTCGGCGATGGTGTAAACCATTTCTGGGTCATTGAAAAGACCCTTACGCTCGAAGGTGTTGAGGTTCATTCGAGTCATGTGCCAACCTGCATTGCGAGCAATATCCTTCCAGTTGTCAGTCGAAAGTTCGCAGGAAGTTAAAAGCTCGAATGGTACGTTTGGTATCTCCTTGCTATCACCCGAACGGAATGCCATCAAATCCTTGATAGTTTGTGGTAGATAGCCGAAAGACTCAGAGTCTGTCTTGCCATTCAAAATCCACTGGAACAGTGCACTCTGACCTAGGTTAATAGGAGTTGGATGTACCATCTTGATGATGTCGGCCAGAGAGGGGGTGTTGCCTACACTCGCGTAAATCAGCTGATCGACCGAAGATCTAGTGATCCAGTTCTTCACCATAGTCTTCGGAGCAGTACCCAGAGACCTACGACCAACGGCACCGGAACGCATGATCTGCACGAAGTTGCGAAGCATCTTACCGTTGTCAATCACCTGCTCAAAAGCGGTCTTGAAGATCTCAGATCCGTATTTGGACAGCCATGCCACCAGATACGCCGGAGTATCTTTCATAAATCCTTGCTTGCGTGCATGGATAGCCAGCTTGGCGATAAAAGCAGCCTCGTCAGGACCGAGCTTGTTGAGCAGGCGCTTCACGTTATTGATCTGGTTTTCAGCCGAAGTGTAGAACGTATTGTTGAAAGTACCGGTCATCACCAATTGCGCTAGAGCCTCCTTGTCGGAAAGCGAATACGCCAAACCACCCGCGTTATTCACAGTATTGGCTGGTGCAGGAGCGTTATAGCGATTAGTACGAAAGACATTCGGATTAACCACAATATTCACCTCTTATATAAGAGTAAAGTTTAGTAAAGTTTCAATGTTCCGATAAGCGGATCAAGTGCAGAACTATCTTCGGGACCGATAGCGACGGCAGTAATGGTCGGAACACCGTTAAATTCTGTGGCACCGGAATCTATAATGAGATGGGATTGAATGCCACCGTTTTCAGCTAAAGCATGAACTTTTAACAATGCCATCAAATCCGGAACCTGTAAGACAACTTTGGTGAACTGACCTGTTATCCAAGCCAGTTCTGTTTGAGTGAGTGGACGAATGAATTGTCCTTCTTCATTGATGATACTCGTTAAAAAAGCCATTGAGGCGTGAGCCCCTTGGGCAATCTCCTTGCCGCGACGCATCTTTAGATCTCGGCGAATAATGATGAGTTGTTTAATCATAGTTGATCCACTTTAGTCAAGTACCGCTTTCAGCGGTATGAGAGGGATTCCAATGCAGCGTAAGACAAACATAGCATCGGCATTCAGTTTCGCTTGAAAAGCATTAACCACCGCAAGGTTATTGACGATCCAACGGTAACTACCACAGTCAACTGCACCACACAGTTTCATTTTGAATGTCTCACAAGTCGATGTGGAAATATTCTTTCCACGCCCAACGCTTCAAAGTCAGCGGGAGTTCTGATTTAACATTCCCACCCTTATGAAAAGTACGGTCCGTTGTGACGGTAATGGCACCCTTAGAGCCCAGCCAAACATAACGGACGCAATCAACCACCATCGACTGAGTCCCTAAGTCTTTGCCAAGCCAGTCATAAACATGCCGCGTCTCTACCTGCTCTTCCTTGACTTGCCAGCAATGGCGTTCATCTTCGACGGGGACTCGCACGGCTTGGAATTGGGAGGACAGGCAATTTTCGTATACATCACGGAGACGGAAATTGGAGTGAGTTTTCATCATTTAACCTTTCACAAAGTTCAGAGTTACAGGGGCTTCGAGAATTTCCACATCTTTGAATTCGACGGATGTGGCACACCGGTTAGAGACGGACCACACCGTCATAAACAAGCGCGTCACATTGTCCATCCCGGTGACCTTGCGGATCTCAGGGCGGGCTATAGACAGTTCGTCCTTAACGAACGCTTTACCCAGTTTGGTCTTGATGTGCTTGCAAACTCGCACTTCAATCCAGGCATCAAAATAGCCTGTATACTGTGGATAACAGGCCATCTGGCTGATAGCCAGATTGAGAGTTTGAGCTTTAGTATAAGTAGACATTTGCTTGCCTCATGACTTAGATTTGCTTACGTTGTGATCATAGTATAGCAAGCCAAAAACTGGACGTCAAGCCTTTTTTTCAAAAATTTTGAAAAATTTTTCCTCAGAAATGTGACAAAGTCACTTAGTAACGTGGATAATGCGGTTGGTACCAGCAGTCGCGCCAATCACACCACCAACTAGGTTTATGCGGGTGTTGCCAAACCGTTGGACCGGGGTGCCTACGATGGTACTTGCTGTAAGGATACTTTCGATAGCCGTAGTCATTACCCCTATAGTGATACTTTCGATAGCCGTAGTCATTATCCCTATAGTGATGCTCTGTTTGAGGATAAACATCTCTATAGTTGGGATGATTATTGTATTGCGCGAATGCTGTTAGCGATGTGACCCCTAGGGCAATCGCAAACAAACGTAGCAGTAGTGATTTCATATCATTTCCTCATTACGTAATGAGCCATAACCTTCTCGTCAGACACAAGACAGCAGATAGGGCATCCTAGCTCTTTCTCTATCTCAGCCTGAACCTTAAGGGTGGCACGCCTAACAACGACTATGGCTGATTCGATTGTCGCTCCGGTAGACTTGACAAATCTAGCCATCTCCAAAAGACTTTGCCCTGTTGTAAGAACATCATCGACTAGAACAACACTATCGCCTGGTCCAGGACAGTAACCTACAACAAGTCCTTCCTCTCCGTGATCTTTCTTTTCCTTCCTAAGGAAGCCCATCCTGAATGTAATGTTAGGAAAGTCTAACCCACATTCAGAAAGCATAGCAGCAGTTATTATGATCCCTTTGTATGCTGAAGTGAACAGAACGGTATAGGTATCTCCATAAATGTTACCAACCATATGTGTCGCAAGTTGCGCAAGACTCTGCGCCGAGTTCAGCACACTAAAATTGTAAAAATGATCAGACATCTCTCCCGACTTGAGTCGGAATTCTGTTCCGACCGTTAAGACCTTATTGTTGAGGATGAGCTCGATCAATTCTTTCTCTGTCATACCATCTCTCCTCTATTGGTAGTCATCCGAATCGCCCATGTCAATTCCTGTCAGTCTACCTCGTGACCTCTTGTTAAAACGGTTTTCAAATTTCTCTTGAACACGCTTACTGTCCACGTGTGCCACAGACTCCGATAGCGTTTGTTGGCTTTCTGCAACATCGAATAGCAACTGCTGGTCAAATTCGCTACCAAGGATGAAACGAGGACGATAGCTCATATTCCTAAAGCGATTCTTCAATTGCTTGTAACGAATCTGTCCGACTGCATCCATCTCTTCGTTTCTGGATGCAGCAAGCATGAAGTCGCACACGCCAGGAATACCTATACTCTCTGCAATATCCGTCATCTCTACATCGCTACTGCTCATACCTGAGCGAGTAAGCTGCATTGCACTCCACACCGCGATATCTAACTCGATTGCCATTGCCCTAAGTTCTTCTGCCACGCTCTTCAAGTAGAAATGGCTATTGGTAGATCCTGCTTTGATTCGACTCGATGCCACAATGCCTACATAGTCTACCATGACAACATCAGGTACCCAGTGCATCTTGAGTTTGAGTTCGCTTAAAGCCATCCTAAAGTGACCCGCATGAGCTAAACTGGTTGGATACTGGATAACTTTAATTTTACCATAGCTCTTCTGCCTAAGATGTTGGAGTCTATTCATAAACTTCTGTTTTCCCAGCTCTTTAATCTTGTGCATGGGTACTTTAAGCATGTTGGCATCAATTCGGTGCATAATCTCATCCTCACCCATCTCCATAGAAAGATATAGCACGTTGTAACCCAATCGAGCATAGCCTGCTGCAAAGTGAACCATACTCATCGTCTTGCCAACATGGACTCCTGCAAGTACAATAGACAACGTTTTCTTAGTCACTCCACCGAATGTGATGTCGTTAAGAGTATCTAAATCGAACGCTAACTTGTTCTCTGGGCTCTCATATCGTTCATAACGAGTTTCAGCATCATCTATCCAGTCACTACCAATCCTTGTCTCGAAACTAATAGCCAGTGCATCCTTAATCATATCGGGGATAGAGTGAGATGTCATCGTCTTGTCAGTGCCATCGTAGATAGAGATGGCTTTGATTATAGACAGATACATCGCTCTGTCTCGACACCATTGCTCTGTCTGCTCTAGCAGCCATTTCACATCCGATAATGGCTCACTTTCAAAGATTCCTGATATGGTTGATTTAGCCTCTTCAGCATCATTATCGTTGAGCTTATCATTCTCCTTAATTTCGACGAGCATAATGTTTTTATGCGGTAGGCTGCTCGTCTTTCTAAAGTAGTCGTCAATTATGGTAGAAATAGCAGCATCCGCTTTACTCTCGAAATACTCTTCCTTAATGTAAGGCAACGCTTGTCGGGTAAAGGGCTCATTGGTTGCTAAGTTTTGGAGAACTAGTTTCTCAATCGAAATGTCAAGCATGTTATGTTCCAATCTTGTTGCCGAAGACTGAGATATGGACCCTATGACTGATATTAAACCCACGCTTCAAAGCTTCTGTTGCGATGCGGCCTAAGTAGTCTGTGTCCTGACTCTCTAACGTACTACCGACGGGCATGATCCAAAAAGACCAGTCCTTATCATCCACCATATAACCTAAATGCGAGATAACCTCATCGAGTTCATCCCATGCTCTCTGAGTGCCATTGTGTACGAACTTGAGTGCTCCTGAGTCACATTGATTATAATACTGCTGAATCACATCATAGTTAATGCCATTCTTTTCTCCACTCACAGAGTAAAGCTTAGGGCTACAACTGAAGTGAAAATGCTGAGTCAAAAGTCTTATATTGAGTTCCTTTATTGGCTTAGTTGCATTAGTCTCTATGGTAATTTGCGGAGGACACGCTTCCCTAGCATACAGCTCTTCACAGATACAATTTATCGCAGTCTGCTGGAGCATCGGCTCACCACCCGTAAAGCAGAGCTGGGCGGGTGTTCTAGTTACTGGGTGACACCAAGCGTCTCTGCCACCGCCATTAGAGATCTTCATACCTAAGTCACTTTCGCCTAAGCGGATCAGCTCATCGACTATTTGCTGCTCAGTGAGGTCCTTGGCGAGCCCCTTGAACTTTGCTTCCCACGAGTAACTTGAATCGCAACCGTATGAAAACACGGGCAAGTCGGTCATTTTGCTATACTGTTTAACATCTAAGTCTTTATACGGCAAGATGTAAGATGCTGAGTTAGTAGGGTCCTTCTGCCCAAACCCATCGCATCTTAGATTACAACCAAAAAAGCGCGACCACAAGGTGGGCATTCCTGTAAACCTGCCTTCTCCTTGAAAACTCGCAAAAATTTCAGATATTCTTATCTTCATTGTTTCTCTCTCTACGATCTATGGTAGCACCTTCAAACCAAGATGGACTCATAACGTCTCCTATTAGAAAAAGTCTTCGAGACTTTTTCCTTTTCTCGTGATTCGTTGGGATGGAATAGCATAGGCGTATTGCGCCTTCCACTTGTTGAAGTCATCGACGGTCTTAACAGACTTCAGCATTCCGATAGGACTAACATCTTTGTTCCATTTCAAATTCATATCGTACAGGGACTGAGTAAACTCCTTCATCTGGAAGATGTTGGATAGACACCTGATGCCGTGCATCGCAAGTCTGAGACGATTATTCTCGTCTTTGATATAGATCTTTTTATGACAGAGCATGTCTGCCACTATATGTGGGTAGTACTCATCCAGCTCTGCTTGAGTAAAGCCATAATTCTTAAGAATCATTCCACTCTTATTATAGTAATACTTAAAAGTGTCCTCCCATAACGGTGAAGACTTGATAGCCCTGCCAATAGTGTCTTGGAATGTCCCATAGACATACGACATGCTCAATGTCGCTGAATCGTAAGACACATGAACTTCAGGACCAATGAACCCTGTGTTTCTGAGGATCACTAACGGGTAAAGCCTACTGATAGAACCCACTCCTAAGATGTGGAGATGGTTCTTAACATAGTGTGGATCGAACTCCTCCTTAAGGCAACCGAAAGCAATCAGCTTCTCGATATCTTCCAACTGTCCTGTGCCCATACATGCGCCTCCAATGGCTATGCCTTGGATCTTTTCCCAGTAGTCCCAAGGAATTACATCAGTCGCAATCTTAAACCACAACAACATGTCGTCCAGCGTATTGCCTTGAACAATGAAGAGGACTTTCGTCTTACAGTTGAGCTTAATAAATGTCTCGATTTGCTCTTTTACATTCTCAGCAGTCTCAATCGCACACTTCTCGAAGTCTTCAAAGTGGAATGTCTTGTTGAAAGATCTTGTCTTGTGCCTTACGTTTTCTGCCCTGACAGGAATATGATCAAAGCACATGGCTAAATCAGTTTTGGATTGAACTTCATATACTTGCCTTTTGAGTTCAGGTGTAATTGACATTCCTCGAGTAATGATTTGCAAACCGCCTGAATCTGAATAAATATTATCAAACCCATAGCCATTGCCTAAAGCAATTCTTTGTCCAAACTTCTTTTCCGTGAATGCGTTAAACAACAGGCTCACGTTCATAGGATAATCAATTTCCTTTATCTCATTCTTGATGAAAAGGACGCCAGCCGTAATGATATCGTTAATAAGTTTAAACAGATAAGGATCCGTTCGAATTACCCCACACGGCAGGATACCCAGAAACGATGGTGCGCTAAATACGTATTCGGATGTCTGTTTGTTTTTCATAGAAAAACCCTCGTCAGTTCATTACACGCCCCAGCGTATTCTTTAATAATGCAATTTATAATAGGAACAATAATCATAAATACTCCTTATACTTATTTCATCGGATGGAAATCCTTGATAGATGATACTATTAGTGCGCGTTATGTTCGTAACGGTCATCCCGACAATCTATAGACCAAATATTTCACATCAAGCAGAATAGTCCAAGACTATCGAGATAGGATCGTAGAAGTACAACAGACTTTCAATGATTCGCCACAAACGAAAAATGGGAAAGGAAACTGAACGCTACTGTTTCCAAAAAGATAGAACACCCAAAAACAAAAGGGTCAAAAGTGTATAATGATGGCACTTACTAATACCACTTCCAACCTGATATATCATGCGCTTAACTATAAGTAAATCCCTGTGCTTTGATTAGATTGAAAAACTCAGCCTTGAGAGCGGGGTCATCTCTAAGACCGCCGCGCATAACGCTTGACACCATTTCTGTCTGCTCTTCTTCCACTCCACGCCAGGTCATACAGTGATGCTTGGCTTTAATGACCACACCTAAACCCTGTGGCGCCATAATCTTCTCTAATTCGTCTGCTAGGATAATCACCATCTCTTCCTGGATATGCGGGCGTCGGCATACCCAATCAACGATTCGGGCAATCTTGCTAATGCCCACCACGCTTGTACCTGGATAGACACCAACCCAACACTGTCCTTCAATCTCGACGAAATGATGACTGCACACGCTCTTCACACTGATAGGACCCAATGAGTAGAGCTCATCGAAATGCTTAGCGTTGGGGAAGACGGTAATCGTTGGACGCTTTAGATATCGTCCTTTGAACACTTCGTCAACATACATCTTAGCCACTCGACGAGCGGTGCCCTTAGTGTTGTGATCGTTATCCACATCGATGACGAGACTAGAAAGCAATGTGTGAACATTCGCTTCGACTTCTGTTTTGAGCTCATCAAGTTCTCCATGAATTAACCAATCAGAGATATTGTCGTTTGCAAAGAAAGGGATGTTGTTTCGTCTCAGTCTTTCTATGATTTTCTCAGATACCTTCATGGCATTCTCCTGTACAAGAATTAGTACACCCTGTCGAAGTATACTGTTCCTGCATTGATTTGTCAAGTCCCGATTGTATGGCGGACATGATATTTTCCATGACTACATTCAGCAATTGATGTCCAAAGTCTCGGATTGCTTCCTGTCTTTCTGGTGTGATGACATCGGGCACTTGAGTACTGGCAAAGTCTACGTTGAGATCATAACTAACCCCAATTCCATCCTCAGCGAATTCCAAACTAATATTGTAGAAATTGAATATTAGTCCGAAGAAAGAATACTCTCCTTTAGGTAGTATAGTAATCCTAAACTTCCCATCATCCATTCCTGCGTCGACTACTTCGAGATCTAGGTTATAAGTGCTCATGGCTTACTCCTGAAGTAGACCGAACTTTGAGTCAGCATCAGTAATCTCTACAACGTTCTCGAGATAAAAACTACGGAAGGATTTGTCATCGACTGAATAGACCACAACGGGTCCATCCTTAATCTCGCCAATATCTATCATTCCTGGCTTCTGCCACTCTACAGGAATATTTGCAGTACAACGCATAGTCCTGAGTTCACCCGTACGTTTCTTGATAAAGGTGACCACAAGATCACCCTGGGCTAGTCTTTGTTTAAATTCATTCTTGGTCATCATCAATCTCCATAGGTATAGTGGTATCTTCATCTCCACCCACACCGTACCTAAATTCTTTCTGAACATAGGCGTCGATTTGTTGGAGAACATCGGCGGTGAAAAACTTCTCAGGGTCACGTTCTATTGTTTTGCCAAAGAACTTCTTGCCATCGGGCATCTCATATTTGGTGCTAACCTTCTTGAATACGCCAGCCTTCTCGGCGATGTCTAACAGTCCGTAGTATCTGTCCAGCCCACCATTAAAACGTATCAGTGTCTTGACCTTGAGTCCCTCTCTAGTCAAGCGGCTCTTGATTACCGTGCAGGAGATGATGCTACCTGTATGCTCTTCGCCATCCTTCTCTTTGGCTTTAGTCAGCCCTATTGTCACGCTTGCAGCATACTTGCTACCACTATTATGAGAAATTAAGCCATTACTGAGAACGTAATGCTGGGCATCATCAACCTCGATATCGTAAACTTGATGACGACCAATTTTTTCAATCATTACGAGTTGTTTCATGTTGTTTCCTTTTTTTTAAGAACAGATAATGAATCCAGCCCGACGGCCTTAAATAGATGTCTTCTTCAGAACCCATTATGACTTATTTTGTTACACAACTTATCAAATACACTTACCCTCTAAAAACATCAAAATAGTCACCCACTTTTACATCTTTCGCTTCAACCCAGTTGCCGTCTACCATAAAACGGTGGTTGTCACTACATTCAACAATCGATCCATCATCGAATGTCAATCTATAGCATTCTGGCTCAGGATCATCAAGATTAGTTTCATCCCAACACGATAGAACCTCTTTACTACCGTTTAAAGTTAAAACATACTCACCAACCATCACATCTTCAATATTTCGGAGAGTCATATCGCCCATCACAACTTGAGTACCCGTCACTAAGCAACCACCACCCTGCTCTTTGCCAGCGTATGGACCTTGTCCGATCTTATCATAAACATGATTAGTGAAAATCATAGGAATCTTTGCAACGCTCAACTTGAGACTAAGAACTCTGAACGCGGCTTTAAGTACTTGCGCTCTGGTCATGTCTTTGGTATCTGAACCCGCAACGCTGTCTTCCATCTCTTTAGTCGTGCTGAGGTTGCCTAGGCTATCGAGGATGAACATCACAGGAGCCGTGTCCTTCTTGTCTATCTTCTCTTGGACGACTCGAATAGCTTGATTCTTGAACTCCTGAACCGTAGTAACGGGCATTACAGCGAAACGCTTAGTGTCTATTTGACGACCTTCGAGTTGGTCTATTGTTAGAGCACCCTCGGTCTCGAAGTAAACAGCAACGGCATCAGGATCACTTTCTAAAAAGTGCTTGACTGCTGCTAGTGCAAAAAAGGTCTTACCTGTAGACTCTACGCCTACGAGTCCCAGTATCTTGTTACATGGTAGCCCTTTGAAGATACTACCGCTAACAATCGCATTAAATGTATAACTGCCTGAATCTACCCACTTGTTTACGTCTCCACAAACAGCGTCTTCTGCGATAGTGGCGTATTCATTGTTCGCAACTTTTAGAATGTCTTGTATTTTCATAGAGTACCTTTAGGTTGTTAAGTAAACCACTGATCCAGAGTCGTAACCTTCTCTGGATTCCAGCCAACAATCTCACACAGGCTTTTTAACGGCTCATAGAATGTCTTCTCAAACTGCATCGGCCTGTCAATGTAAGCATCGAGACCAAACTGTTCTGGCAAGTGATCGATAAACGAGACTACATTGAATTGGGTTGGGTTCTGCTTGACAAGGTATAGAAACTTGATCTTGTCTCCATTCTTAATCGCGGGATTGGTTGCTGTTATTTTGTACTTCTTGAGAAGTTGGTTATATAAGATGCAGCCTTTAACGTGGATGGGTGTGCCTTTCTTTATCGTGCTGGCATCATTTACCCACTTGTCGATATCGTTTACTCCTCTAGGGAAAGCGATATCTTGTACAGGCGCATCAAAGAACTGTTTCTTAAACTCCTTGACATACGCTTGTAAGTCTACCTCTGACCCATTGAGCAATATCTTGATGGCTTGCTCTAAGCTGCCACGGACAATCTTAGGCGTGCTAGACTTCGCAGTCTCAATACCCATCATCTTCAGCTTGGGCTGAGTGTACCTGATTCCTTCCTTATCCCAGACCTGCAGAATGTAATGCTTCTTACCACGCCATAGACCACGGTCAGCGATAACTTCACGTTTCATGACCAGCATGTTCTTGTAGGCGTTGAGATACTCAGTCAACCTCGCAAACTCTATCTCTAAAAATGGATCAATATAAGTCTTAACGAATGCATCCAAGAAGTTGACAATCTTCTGTGTGTCCGATTGGTCAGGAAACATCTTATCGACCAGATACTTGAGATTAAGCCCTGCAGAGTCTGTATCGTTGAAGATAACATAGTCAAAGTCCGTTGTTTTGAACATCTTATTTAAATGGGCATTGAGGCGTTTGCTGATAAAGCGAATTACCAACTGCCCCGTCATCGTGATGCCTTCGGCAATGTCTGTGTTGTTAAAGCGGAAGAACGGATTAGCCGATGCGCCATAAAGACTATTGAGTGCGATCTTAAACGCCATTTGTTTGGCGTCATAGGTGGCTTCTTCACTCCTCTTCGCAGAGATGACTTCAGGAGAAGCATTGGCTTCTTTGAGTTTCTCAATCTCGTTTGCTGCGGCAATGGCGCGCTTCTTGAATGCCTTTCTAGAAGCGAACATCTTCTCGACAACTTGCGGGAAGATACCCTGCCTATCTTTTCTAAAGGTAGCCCCATTAGCGATTACACAAACACCTTCTTCCTTTGCCCAATCAAGATCGAGCTCCATGTTAATGTATGGGTCAATATCATGGATTGTGTGGTGAGCTCTGCCGTGATGAGTCTCAGGACTGAGATTGAACGACATAATAATGCTAGGATACAGGCTGGTTAAGTCTACGGTTACAATCCACGAATACAGAGCAGGAACGGGGTCTTTAACATAGGCACCAACGATTGGAACATCCTCTCGCTTCTTGTTAGGTGGTAGTTGGATGTTCTGCTCTAAGAGCACGTTGTAGATGTGATTATCCCAGAAGCGGACTTGACTAAAGATGTCAGCATACCTGACCTTACCTAGATACGCAACAGTGAATGCGAGGACGAGATAGTTCAACTTCTGATCCATCTCTTCGATGATCTTGACATCTGTCATGTTATACTGCAAAAACAAGTCAAAGTTCTGCTCGTATAACCCCATTAAACCACCGTAATCATCATAATTGACTTTGCCGGTACCGATTTCATGCTGGGCGACAACTTCTAGTCGATAGGATTCGAGGGTTGTTCCCGAATACTTTTTATATAGGTCAAGGTAGTCAATGACAGTAACTCCTGCAATCCTGTAGGTATCTCCCTTTTCTCCCATTGATCGTTTCTCGATGCATCGTTCCAACCTATCTGAGAAGCAACTGAACTTCTTGGTGAAGTCTTCCCCATTAAGCTTGGATGATCGATTAATAATGTAGGGGATATCAAACCCGTCCACATTCCATCCGGTAACGACATCGGGATTGACCTCTCTCCAATACTTCTGCATCTTATTGAGTAAGTCGACCTCATCAGTACACTGGATATAGGTAAACGGTCCTTCTTTCGTGTAATTCTTGCAACCAAAGACAACAAATGGATTCTTGTCACCGAATACCTTCATTGTTACACTAAGGATTGCCTGGTTGGCTTTCTCTGGGGTAGGGAACCCCGTGCTATCGTATGCCGTCTCGATATCTATACCCAGTATCTTTATCTTAGTCACATCAAACTGAATGTCTTTGGAATAGGTACGACTAATGAACTGATACAGCAAGTTAGTCTGTCCATGTATCTCTTGCATAGACTGGTATTCTTTTATAAACTCTTGTGCATCACGGATGTTTGAGAACTCAACCCTATTCAGTTTCTCACCCATAAAGCCCGTATACGTGTTTCCGCGCTTTCCTTTGACGTATAGAGAGATCGGAAAGTCGGAAACAATCTCCATTTTGGTTTTGCCATTCTCGACATACTTGTGGAAGATACGAGAGCCCATTTGATCGACGAATGTATAGAACATTATGTATGCCTCACTTTTTCTTACCTTTACATGACTGTGAAATCTTATTGCGAGTCTCAAAAGAAAGAGACCTCTGTCTATTCGCATTTGAAAATTTCATCCTTGCTTCCATAGTATGCTTCTTTCCAAGGTTAGATGGTGAAATTAAGGCTTTCGTCTTTTTCAGACGACGGTTGGCGTCATCGGCCTTTCATAAAAACCGAATTTTTCTCATCTCTCAATACAATTGAGATCACCATAAAAGTCGTCTATTAAGCCAACGTATTTCTTTTACTGCATTAAATCATCGAGATGACAACCAAGAGCATAACGAACTCGGATAGTACCACGTATCAAGCCACGACCAACCGAATAAGATTCGTGTATGGCCGAAAGATTACTTGAGTTCTATAGGTTTGGGACTTACTTTATTAGTATACTAGAATAGCAGCGCCCCGTCAATACGGGGAACGTGCTTAGATTGAGTTGACCCATTACGGCACAAGCATAATGGGTCAGTGACTTTCAGAATCAAAGTGGGAGAACGTTAGTAACTACGAGTCCTGATCCATAGAGTTGGTTGTAATGATTGGCGAGTTCATTCTTCGGCGTAAAAAGTTGCTTGAATGCGACATTCTCAAGATCTAATGTGATCTCTTTTTCATCGACGAGTTGAAGAAACGGTGCCAAGATGACCTCAGTCTGTCTAGTGATGACAAGGGCTGGATTCTTTACCTTGATCTCTTTCTTTTCTGGTTCGTAAGCAGAATAGGATTCTGTAACTTCTCCTATAATCATACCCTGTGGTAGGAAAAATGCTTTGACTGTCATAACAATTTACCTCTTAGTTAGGTTCCCGTGTGTCCGAAGTCCGCTAACTCTATCTGTTTTCTGCTTTGGAGGAGTCTGTAGAACCCCAAAAGATGCACGCCATACAGGAACAATCTTTGCCTGAGCTAAACGATCACCATGACAGATGCTCTGTCTCATTTCACTATCGTTGAAGATGAGCAACATGGTTTGCTGGATATAGTCTTCATCTATAATTGCAACGCAATTCGCAAGCTTGATGTGCTTCTTTCCACTGTTACCACTTCTTGGGAAGATATCAAGCTCATACCCGTCAGGGATATCAAAAATCAGTCCTGTTGGGAAAAAGCCGCACTCACCCGGCTCTAGGTTAATGCCTCTTACACCATCTCGTTCTGGGAGAGTAGAGATAGACTTCACGCTATGCAATAGCAGCCTGTTGTAGGTGTCAATATAGACTACGTTAGATCCCAGAAAGATTGGAAGATCAAAGCATGCGCTCCTTTGGGTCGCATATCGGGGCGTTGGCACATCGGGATCTATCTTGTAGATACCGCACAGCAACAAGATTGCCGGCATCGTCTTCTTCTGAGATCGCCATAGGAATAGAGCAGGCTTTCATCTCAATCAAGCCTAAATTGATTGATGGCTTTTCAACGCTTTGTAGCGCATTTCGCTTCTTCATATTCACCTCACTCATTATGGTCTGATTTGTTTTTGCCGATAGTGTACTTTGCTTTGCAGTGCCAATTGGGCTTCTCAGCATACGACAAGACAACGACATCCGATGTCTCTGTTACCTGATACTCGTTTTTCAACTTAACCAATCCCCAGTCCTGAAGCAACCAAGCAATGAGCTTGGTTCGTTCTAAATCCTCTGGAGTAAAGTTAGTTCGTTTGGCTCTACCATCAAGCAGAAAAAGTTGCTTGAAGTGGACAATATAGTAATGTCCCTTTTTATGAAGGATGTGGCAGGACTGCCATAGTGTGGGTTTAGAGTCTCCTTCTCTCCTGCTTACCAGACCGAATTCGAGTTAAGGTCTCTTTGATCTTGAAAAAAGCATCGCTTCCAACAGGTTCGATTTCAATGAACCCTGCGATTAAATCTAAATTTGTTAGGGTGGTCATTATAGGTTCTCCTTCATTATATTATTGTAGTCACAGGAACAGCGCCCTGCTCGTCTACTTATAGAAAGAGTAACTTACTCCACATCCTCATTTGTTGGCTTCCATTTTGACACAGAAGACTTGCCACCTCCTCCCTTATTTAAGTCTTCCTTAATCGCATCCCATAGATTCAAATCGTCGATTATCGGAATCGTCTCCCTTGCTCTGAGGGTAGAGTAACCGTAATACTCTTTCAGGAGCGCGATTTTGTTGTCCAGAGACTTGTCACGCTTGGGCCATTTAGCCCAACGCTTGCGTTTGTCGATCATGAAGTAGTAGAAGTGGTACTGCTGGCTGGGAGGGAGCTGCCAGTTCTCGTTCATTTTCTCGGCGAAGAAGACTAAATCTTGATAGTTAGCCATAGCCCTATTGATGATGAACGGGTTGTAGTTTGCCTTAATCTCCTCTTCTGTTAGCAACCCTTTCTTTTGGAGGATGTTATCGACAACCTCAAAGAGTTCCATTTTTTCGGACATGTTTAGTCATACCTTTTCGGTAACCATCGGGAATGGGATAGTCTAATATTAATCGTTTGTTGACGACACCATCTGTAATCCACACCGTTCCACGAGTTGGTTGATCTTTTGAAAAACGATGAGTCCCATTAGCATACCTCTGATTAACAGATCTTCGAGTATTTTCGCTTCTCGTCAGCCACCATGTCGCTCCCATGTCTTCCAAGAAGTTCAGGAAGCCTTGAGCAGGTACACTACCATGACAACCTACTCGTTTAAGTTTGAATGGATCGAGCCACCTATCGCATACTTTGATTCCACGCCCACCATAAGATTTAAATTCTAAAGTAGTTTTATTGGTACATCGATAAATTATGTTAATCCAAGTACCATACATTCGTTTTCTTTTATTGTGAGTCATCGAAATTTGATCTCCAGCATGATCTGGCAGAGCATAGCGACGGTATGAACCTCTGCGTCCATAACAAAACTTCGACGATAATCAAAGTCGTTGAGGATAAGGACTAATGCAGGAACGAACTCAGGGTCAACAATCGTTAGTCCTTTCTCATAGATGTGCCTAACGAGATGGCTGAAGTCTATATCGATGTTCTGGACAACCCACTTGCGGATCTCCGTGAACTTCTTAGCCTTGACAAAGTCAAGGACTTGCTTTACGGCGGTCTCGCTGACATTGGCTAGATTGGTTAGAATGAGTTCACCATTGTGACAGTGGCGCTGGAGTTCGTTAAGTATCTTCCTATAGTCAGGGAAGTATTTGATAATGACTTCTGCTAGATCCTTGCTATCATATGTGATATTATTCTCTTCCAGGATCTGTTTGACGCGCTTGTTGAAGCCGAGAACACACTCCTGCTTCTCAGCCTTATTCAGAGTGAATTCGATAACCACACATCGACTCTTAATCGGGTCAATGATGCGGTTACCGAAGTTCGCAGTAAGGATGAATCGACAATTGCCCGAAAACTCTTCAATAAAGGCGCGCAATGCGGGTTGAGCAACGTTGGTGAGATAATCCGCTTCATCTAAGATAACACACTTGGTTTTGCCATCTACAAACGAGATGGTAGAGGCAAATGAACGCACCATCGTCCTCAGGGTTTCGATATTGCCATTCTCAGATGCGTTGATGAAAAGAACATCAATTCCTCTCTCATCGCACATCGCCCTCGCGGCGGTGGTCTTTCCAGTACCTGCTCCACCTACGAGTAGCATGTTTTGCATATCACCCAGTTCGACCTGCGATTGAAAGAACGATTTTAGACGGTCTGGCAAGATGCACTCAGCAATTGTTTTAGGACGGTAGCGGTCTGTCCAAAGGCTGTTTACTCTATTTTCCATTCATATATCTCCCTTGTTTATAATTGGGGTTATTGGAACCTATCATTTAGCACTCAGCATCAGTCTCTTGTCATCTTGCTTTTTCTTGCCTCATCAGAGTGTTTCTTTCCCTTCATTTTGCTGCGTTCTCTGTCATGAATGCTTTTAATAACAGTCTCGCTCTTCGTAAGCCATTGGCCGTTCTCGTAGGTTTAACCATCATCTATTCGATTTATTCCACTTTTCATCCATCCTATTATGGCATCGATACAAAGTCTGTGCTATCCCACGTCTTGATCTGGCGTTTGAGCTCTTCAAACTGCTCTTTGTTCATGCGCAAGACGCAGTTCTGGTTGTTCTGGTGATCGACTATTATGTTAAAGAAACCGTCAACCTTTTCAATGTAGACTTCATTGGTTGGTTTCGGACCGAACGCTGCATCCCAGTTTGCCCTGAACGAGTTAGTTGCAGGGCGTGATACGATTCGAGCGCCTGTTATATCATTTGTGGTGGCCATTAACTCTCCATTTTACTTGGGGCAGGATGTGATTCGTGTTGATATTGTAACTGAAACGTCTAGCGAAATCAAGCATCTCTTCGATCACGCCATCACAAGTGCGAACGTCATTCTCAGTCACAAGAACTGGAGCTTCAAACGTCTTCCCTAGCGTGCAGTTATCTTCTCCATCTCGAGGATTGGGGATATACTGGGCTTCAACGCCACTCAATTCAGAAATCCTCTTGGCAATCTGCTTGATAGAAAGCCTATGAGTGAAATTATTCTCCACCAAATGCATTCCAGGTTTTACTTCGTAATCAAGTAGACGGATATACGAGTCCACCGCACACGGCAAGCAAGATAATCCCGTTATGACCTCTCCGTCACCATAGACTGTTAGAGGGTGCTTGATCGCTGCTTGACAGACGAAACGATTTAACACCGTGCCGAAGACATGATCATAGCTGAATCGAGTTGCTAATTCTATCGAGTCTCTGTTCTCAGGAATGCAGTTGCCGAAGATGATGCTCTGCATCATCGTCACGCATCGAAGGTTCCAGAGCTTTGTGCAAATATCGGTCAGTGCAAATGTGTTAGCTTTACTCTGATGGTAGAAGTCACTAGCTTGCATAGGCAGCCAGCTATTTAAGACGGAATGCAGCATCCCATGATGGTTAAACTGAAAATTGACTTTCTTCTTGGGAATGAAGTCCGCATCGATGGATAGGTAGGCACCAGCCGACCCTATATTGATAACCAATGTATCGGGACAATTCTTGGCCACTGTCCATAAGACACTCAAGCAAGTTGAATTGTTATTTTCGATGGTAAATCGCGCTTTATTAGGATCCATCATGCTATAGGGTGCTGATGGTTGCTGAGCCGCATTGATGATAGCGTCCGGCGGATAACGTTTGACTAAATCATCCATTAGATCACTATTCGCTACATCGATGGAGAGCATCAGCATATTGTGACGCCCTGTGAGCTTCCCGTATTCGTAGATCCTTTCACCCATATACGGGATAGGGAATAGCGGCATCACTCCCGTCTCTTTTTCCCATTTTCTCTTGCCATAAGAGTCAACAATAACGACTTGAGTATCGCTCCTGCTTGCTAGGGCAAGTGCAATACTCCAACCTAGATACCCATCTCCACCTAATATCATAACAGTTTTCATTTCTATTCCTCATTTCGATGGGGAAGATCCTTAATGCCATTCCCCAATAAATGACCGTTGAATCAAGAACTATTATCTCACTACGATCATCTTCATTGCGTTCTCAGAATGGTCCGTGAGAATGCCGACAACGAGAACGATTGCCCGTGCGACTACTGCTAAATGGCCGTCTATCCAAGACTATCGGGTTTTTCAAAGGCAATTTTCATATTACTTACTTTTGCGAGTTCTCATGCTGTTGACGATGACGTTGAAAGTGATGTTGTAGTTATTTACTATAGATGATGGGTCATTCACTTCAGGCTCTGGTGCTGACAGGATATAGCTGTCGGGACCTACGTACTCTACGGTACCATCGTCGATCATCGATTGGAGGACCGCCTTGACCATAAAGTCACGCAATGGGGACTCGCCGTTTTCTCTACGGAATTGATTGAGCCTACGGCGTATCTCCGCCGTGCAAAACAGGGTGTTGCCTTCTTCTTCAACGATGTCAATAATATCCTGCTTAACCTTTGATAACTTAGACATAGAACACCTCTCTTTCATAGAATGATTGCACCGGAGTATCCCGGTGCAGTTATGGAAACTAGTGAGCAAGATAGGAATCGAACCTACGACCTACCCTGTTCTGGTTACAGGCGTTGTGTTCGAGTTTAGACTAGAGGCGCAGGCATTTAATTCATTGTTTCTTTTCTTCTTCAGCAGCATCCTAATAGTCATTGTCGTCATCAATAAAAATGCTGCTTTGCCTGTCTCTAGCGTTCGGCGCCATAGGCGCCGTTGTCCACGCAGACGGACACCGTATCACTAACTTACAATGCGTTCAGCTCAGCCATTCATGGCCTTCATTATGCTGTTCTGACCCTGAGTAAACCCTGCGTTTGTAGCCTCAGTGATCAATTCATTAAGTTTCGACTCCAATGTCTCCTCTAGGAGTGCCACCATCTTTTCTCGCATTTTAGCCTGGAGCATCTTACGATGCCGAAGAAGACCAATTCGGACTTCGAGAATGATCTGCTCTTTAAGTGCATTTACACGCGGCATCACACAGTCTCCACCATCAGATGTTCTGGATAGTCGATGAGCACAAGATTCAACATTGACAGCGTGACTTCTTCTTGCTGCTCATTCTTGAATGAAAATTCCCAATTGACACTTTCTGCTGTTGGATTACCCCACTCCATATGGCACCCCGTAACCTCAACAATAGCTTCTATACAACCGATAATCTCGTTCACGATGTTTTCGATAGCCGTTGCGTCTTGCTTGAGCGAACTGTGCATATTGAGCGTAACTTTCAACTTAGACATTTCATGCACCTTACTTGAGAAGAGATTGAAGTTCTTTACGGGTAATAAACTGCTTCTTGTAAGCTTGTTGCAAGAAAGCTTTCATGTCGCTTTTCGGCACATACCAACCATCGTCGTATTGAATAGCGTGGTCAGTGGACCCAACAAACTTACGCACCGAAACCGAGGGGTGACTAAAGTGGATCATAGCCTTGCCTGCCAATTGCTTTACACCCTCAGGTGACATCGTAGCAAGGTGATCATCCCACCGGCGGATTATGCGTACCCACCCTTCGACGGGAACATATTGCATAGCTTTAGACTTGCCAAACAACCGAGCGAAACAGGTATACCCGTAGGGCTTACGATCATGCCATTTGGGCATCGTAACATCTTCCCCACAACATGAACATTTCAGTATACGCATTTTTGACTCCCGTGGCTTGTTTGCTTACTTTGTGACCATAGTATAGCGGCGTCCCTGCTGGACGTCAAGCCTTTTTTCAAAATATTTTTCCTCAGAAATGTTACATTCCCAGGCGTGAAGCGAGGTTGGCATACTTTTGTTGCATTTGCTCGACGATAATTTGAGAAAGTTCTGGTCCGGGTGCTTTCTTATCCCAATCTAGCGTATGCAAGTAGTCGCGAAGAATCTGCTTGTCGAACGACGGTGGACTGAAACCGGGGTTATATGTGGCTGCATCCCAGTACCTGGAACTATCGGGGGTGAGTACTTCGTCCATGAGGATTACTTGTCCTGTTTGGTCTAGCCCGAACTCTAGCTTAGTATCTGCGATGATGAGCCCTCGTTCTTCGGCATAGGTATTTGCCATAGCGTAAATTGCCAAACTTACCTGTCTTACCTTATCAGCAACCGCCGCACCTACGATCTCGTCCATCATCTCAAACGTTATATTGACATCGTGGCGGCCTGGCGGAGCCTTGGTGGACGGAGTGAATACAGGCTCTGGTAAGCGGTCCGCCAACACTAAACCATCAGGCATTTTGATACCAGAAATTGTTCCTGTGTTGCGATACTCATCCCAGGCGGAACCAAATAGATACCCGCGCACAATAGCCTCAATAGGCAATGGCGTAAGCCTACGCACAATCTGACAAGCCTTGCAAGCATTAGGGCGTTCGTCCTTATCAGGTAATGCTTCATCCAATCCAATCTGGGCTAGGAAGATATGATTGGGCACGATATACTGAGTCATGTCACACCAGAATCGAGTGAACTTGGTTAAGATCTCTCCTCGACCAGGAATGGGCGTAGGCAAGATTACATCAAACGCACTTACCCTATCCGTCGTGTAGATGAGAAGATGATCAATCCCAATTTCCCATACATCACGCACTTTACCTCGATACATTAGCTTTAATGGGTCGAACATAAAGTAAACTCCTTAGACTGATTTTAGGTTGAGAATTGGTGATATTTGAACACCAAACGTATTGCTGAGTAAACGGTTATCACCTCTGGAATGACGAATGTCGCCCTCTCTTTCTGGAAGATATTGGATTGGCGGGGTTCTCTGATAAATGCACGTCAGCTCTTCGAGGATACTATTCAGAGGACGTGCATACCCTGTGCATACATTGTAGATGCCCTTAACGCCTAGCGGTGCTGAAAGCGCCATTTTATTAACTGTAGCTACCGCTTTGACAGGAACAAAGTCTCGAGTCTGATTGCCGTCTCCAAATACAGTGATTGGCGTATTGTTCTTAAAGCAATCGCTGAATATGGACAATACGCCTGAGTATGGTGACTTAGGATCCTGTCTAGATCCATAGACATTGAAGTAACGAAAACAGATAGGATCGAAATTGGGGTGGTCTTTAGACAGAGCCATCAGCAATCTCTCTGATTCCAGCTTTTTCTCTGCATAAGGAGATTTGGGATCAGGAGTAGCTGTTTCTTTGCACGGCAGTTCAGGGTAGTCACCGTAGACGGCAGCGGATGATGCGAACACCATCCTGTGGCACTGGACATTAATGCACTGTTTAGCGATTATCTCAGTGGCTTTAAAGTTGAGCATGTGGTTCACTTGAAGCTTCTCAAAAGATTCAGGCACACTTACAAGAGCAGCCAGGTGTAGAACAGCATCAGGTTGAATGTGCTTGAACACAGCCTCCATGCAATGTTCATCGCAAACATCTAGCTTAACCCATTCAAAGTTAGGATGATTGAATACTGCATCCAAGTTTTTAAGTCTGCCTGTTCGCAGATTGTCAACGCAGAGAACTTTGTAGCCAGTCCTTATAAGACATTCTATAGTGTGGCTACCAATAAAGCCAGCCCCACCAGTCACAATCACCGTTTTCATAATATGTCTCTATAATGGTTTTAGGAACTTACAGTAAACCCATCTCTTACAATTGCATCTAATGATATAGTCTCAAGACTGGCAAAGTACATGAACTGATCGAATAGATACCCCACTCTCGTGTTGTTCTCCTTCTTCGAGTAGCAAGTTCCATTAGAATCACTCACAACCATGTTAAACTCATGGTGCTGGATTTCTATGATCTTGATTTGAAGTAAACCTTCTGTCCATCCTTCTCCTGCTTTTTTGAGCATGGAATACATCGTTTTAGGTGTCATAATGTTCCCATGGGTGAACTAGTGTGATAGAGTCTGGTAACTTTAAGTCTTGGAGGATTGGCAGCAAATGAGTCTTATAATCTAAGTCACCATTACCACATCCTAGGAGTGGAAGATATACGGAATCGAGATCATTCTTGATCATAAACTTGAGAAGATCATTTAATGATTTGCGGATAATCTCAGGGTCTGCTTTGCAATGATAGCCAGGAACTTCAACGCCAACCGTATACATGGACACTACGCTTTCTTTGATTCGTTGACGGTCTTGCTCACAGGTAACGAGCATACTCACAGGCTTGACAGGGACTGCAATGAGACGGACAGGGTGCAGTAATATCCACCCGACAGTATTACCAAATCGTTGCAGATGTCGTCCTAGATTATACGATACATCAGGATAACGCTGCTTCGCTTGGAGGGCTAATCCTCTTCCCATTACACCTATGCCATTTCGAGTAAGATACCCATTGGTAGGAATACACAGTGGTCCAGAACAAGCATACTGCCAAATGTCACCCGTCACAATTTTCATAAGAACCTCATTGGTTACTTAAATTTAGGATCTTTTTCGGGATTGTACGGTCTGACTGATTTAGGATCCACGTTTAGGTTAGCTATCGTTGTAGATGCTTCTGTGCCGTCAGCGAGAACTACCTTAAGTTCATTGCCGTTTATCTTCTTGATAAAAATCAGCTGACCAGAAAGGTCTCCAATTTTGTCTAAAGACTTGCAGACCATACCAGGTTTTAACGAAACCTCGGATAGATACTGATCGAATGTTGTAAGATGCATTGTTATTCCTTTCGTCGAATCGGTGTTGTAGAATTGGTATGCGGGAACTCTAATTTTGCAAAGTAATTTGCTATCGGCTCTACTTCGTAATCAACCAGCGTCGTCTTTACAAGGGTTCCCACATCTTGATATGTCTTATTTATCTTCCTGATAAGGATAGGTTCAGCCATCTTTATTGGAGTTTCTGGTCGAACGAATAGTATGCTTTGCCACGCTCTTAACGTCGGCGGGTGATGCCATTCGATCATTTTATTAATCGGCTCTTTGTGATTGAAACCTTTTAGCTTGTCCATACTGAAGTCAGACATCCTCATACTGAACGGGAACTGCATAAAGTAGTCTGCCCTAGCCATATCTTGCCCGTAGAAATAGAGAGATAGACAATTCTACCTCACAATGACCGTGGTGTTAATTGGTAATGTACCCGACGGTGTCGAGTTGTACTTACTTTTCCACTTTGATCACAAACCCGCCATCCACGACGGTGATGGACTGATAGGAATTACGTAGGCGGGTGTATTAAGGGCGACAAATGCAGCTTTCATCACTCATCCTCATACGTTCTAAATGCACGGCGAGTAGGAACACCACGACCAACTCTGGCACAAGGCTGGCTATGCCTCTGATTACCATAACGAATAGCTTTCACCTTAACTAAACGTTCTATGGTAGCGTAAACGCTGTATTCAGATTCATCACTGTCATTTCCATAGTTTTTCTTATTGTTGCGCACGAAATGACGCTTTTGATGATTGTGATCATAAGTCTTTCCCATTTTCAAACCTTCGATGTGTGAGTAAATTAATGAAACGATAATAGGTGTCATAAAATCTGACGTAGACGTGTCCTTTGAGGACAGCGACCCTGCCAGAGCGTAAGTAAAATGAGTATCTAGAGACTACGAACTCATCGAGATGAATACAGCATCGCATTGTTTGCACGTTTGGGCATCCCTGCCCTAGGGAACGGCTAGCGGACTAGCAATGTACCGCGCGCCAGTACCTCCCAAGTTTTCGGGAAAGCATTGCGAAGCTCAGCAAGCTTGACCACGGTCCGAATGGATAGCTCACGAAAACGGTCATGGTTGTTTTCGATAAACTCGATGATTTCGTTATGGTATTTACGGTTAAGAAACGTGTCTAGCAGGGTAGACGTAGTGATAACGTGACGGATACGCATAATCTTCTCACGGTTTGTTTTAAGCACAGCATTCACGTAATGCGCACGGGATATAATCGCGTCATAATGGTCCTGCTTGGTCTTACGAGCATCCTCGAGGTTCGTGTTAGTGAGGATAATCACACAACCTTCAAAGTTGAACTCTGTTGGAATACCCTCGGCTTCGAGTACCATGCTCAGCTTGCGGTATGCAATGCTACGCTCTTTATTTGACTCAGTAGCCGCTTTGAGCAATTGGAGGCTTTCGTTGTCCGTAAACACTTCGTCGGTGTCGTCTAAGATTAGTACGCCGTGACGGGCATGGTACAGCTCGATAAACAACGCAACGGGGCTAATCGTGCCCTTCAGGTGATGGAAGTAGAAATTGCTGTCTTTGGCTTCCTGCGCTTTGACTGCCTTAACCACCTCGAAGGTTTTACCCGTACCAGGAGAACCTGACACAATCATAGAGCGGATTTTGAGACTTGCCGCAGCTTCCGCTAGGAGCGAGATGCTAGTAAAGGTATCGTCAATTCGGGCAAAGAGTTCTTCGTCAGACAGTAGACAGGTCTCGTTGATCACCTCTGCTTTCCGCTGCTTAGGTGCAAGTGTTGGAGCAATCCAACCTACTTCGATAACTTTAGCCATAATCTCTTTCTCACGGGAAAGCAGGTCGGTTTTGCTGCCGACGAACTTGATCTTGGCGCCATCTTTCGCGAACGCTTCGGGAACGGCTAGCGGACTAGCAATATATACAAACCACGACGCCAGCCCGACAACGGCTTGACATGCTGACTGGATTTAAGAGAATTAAGGACTTCGGAAAAGTACATTTTTGGCTTCCTGTGTTGCTGAGATTTCGTTAAGTTTGCGTATTATAGCACACAGTCAACGGATGTCAAGAACTTTTTCAACTTAAGGATTTCAACGAGTTACCTAGCTCAATCCTGCGGATGCTTTCCGCCAGCAATTCTGCAACAGAAATTTGACGGATAGGCAAGTCAAGCATGGCAGGTTTGAGTGATATAGTGTCTGTTACCACCAGCTCTGTAATGGGCGTTGACTTAAAATTCTTGAATGCGTTGCCCGAAAGCACTGCATGGGTGCAGTATGCGCGGACCGATACGGCTCCCCTGTCCATAATAGCGTCTACGGCCTTAATTATCGTCCCGCCCGTATCTACGATGTCATCTACGATAACGCAGTTCTTTCCACAAACATCACCTATAATGTGCATCACTTCAGATACGTTAGCTTTAGGGCGTCGTTTGTCGATGATAACCAAATCCGCATCGCCCACTTGCTTGGCTAGACTTCGTGCTCTTAAGACACCTCCCACATCAGGAGATACGATAACCAAATTGTCGAGTTTGAGAGCGTTTATGTCCGTGGCAAAGTGTTTTGTCGAATAGATGTTGTCAACAGGAATTTTGAAAAACCCTTGGATTTGGTCAGCGTGCAACTCCACCGTCAGTATTCTTTCGATACCCGCCACTTGCATGAGATCAGCAACCAATCTCGCCGAAATCGGTACTCGAGCAGATCGAGGTCGTCGATCTTGTCTCGCATATCCAAAATACGGAATAACTGCTGCAATCGAACGGGCGGATGCCCTTTTGAGAGCATCCGCCATTAGTAGCAACTCCATCAACGTATCGTTTGCGGGAAAACAAATTGATTGGATGATGAATACATCTTGTCCTCTCACGTTTTCTAAAATTTCTACAAAAGCCTCGCCATCGCTAAATTTATCAATTTTGGCGTGCCCTAAAATCATCAAATCACCTACTTTTTTTGATAGTTGAGTGGTAATTCTATGAGCTAATGGGCTATTGGAGTTTCCGCTGAAGAGTTGCATAGGTAACTCTCTTAGTATTCGCTACGAATCGAAATACTTCGGGCTGGTACTATCAACTGAGCCCATCCTGCATTAGGGTCATTGAAAGCATCGGCATCGTTCAGGAAGAACATCTGGTCTTCCGCCTGAACGCCCACTTGAGTGTCCAAGATAGGCTTTCCGAAATGAACCACGTTGACTTTATGGCAGAGATTGAAGTTAGCATACCCCGCTGGACCAGGCTCTGCCACATCATACGTTTGAAAACTGACGCCGTCGCGATTAGATACCAAGTATTCGTATGACGCACATTGTCCATAACCAGGAGAAGTCTTTAGATTGACCACCCAATCCGTCGAACGACCTCTGTTCCTAGTCCATGCCGTACGAACGGGATCTTGCAGCGATGGCAGTTCGCGATAGTCGTTTAATAGCGTGCCTTTCTCGGTCCAAAGAGTGTACTCATAAGAGAGTGTCTTGACATTGGTGAGGACGTAGTCGTTTCCACAAAAACCACCTGCACCAAAAGTGGCAAAATCTTCCGACGTGATCGTCAGATAGCCCTCGTCGATATCGAAATCGCTGTTAGCATAGAACTGACAACTACCCTCATTCTCAGGGACATACCACCAAGACGAACCAGGCTTCGACCCCTTACTGATACTCGAAACAATCATGTCGTTAGGACCTAAGACATAGTGGTTAAAGGCGCGAACGTATCCGTCAACATCGACCGCACGAACAGTCACGGCAACCTTCTTATCGGTCGGATTCGTAATGGAATAGCGAGCGCTCCAGTTGTTTCTAGTGTTGAAGTACGGAACCACGACAGTTTCATCAGGATCTGTCACGCAGCCATCGGCCGATGGCCCAAACCCCGGTGCCGGACAAGTTTGTACGGCGAACGCAGATCCTACCAATCCAAAACAAAGTACTAAAGAGCATAAAATTTTATTCATATTGAAATCCTCAAAATTGTGGTTTAACGACATTGGCCCTGCTTACCCCTATCATACCGAATGATGAAATGGGGATTACGAATATCATCGGCTACCAAATTTTCAAAAGTGATGAGCGCGATATTCTGTAATACTTAATAAAGAGAATTTCTTGTTGTAGTGTCTTAAGACAAGAACATCCTCTTTAACTTGATTGTAATGAATAGAACATCCCTGTTCCTTTAAATCAATTTTTGTTACAAAGGACGCGAACTACCTTAGGCAATAGTTTGTTCTCTTTGACAAGAACTCTTGCTGCTAGTGTCTCCTCCGTATCATCAGGTTTCACTCTCATGCGAGCTTGAGCAATGATAGGACCCCCGTCTACAACCGGAGTGACAAAGTGAACTGTGCAGCCATGCCATTGGTCTCCCGTCTCTAGAACTCTCTTGTGGGTATGAAGACCAGGGTATTTAGGGAGTAGAGATGGGTGAATGTTGATGCACCTGCCGTTCCAGAACTTGCAGAACTCTTCGTGCATAACTCGCATGAACCCTGCGAGGACAACGAGTTGGACATCATATCTTCGTAGGGTCGTGATGATTTGCCTTTCCCACTGATCTCTTGGCATCGCCTTAGGATTACTCAATATCACTACAGGAACAAAATGATCCCAGGCGTGCATGATCCCAGGCGCATTGACGTTATCAGTGACCGCACAAACGATATTCACACTCTCAGGATGACGCTTAGCCATGTCCAATAGGGCTTTGAGATTAGACCCACGCCCACTGAATAAAATTGCAACTCGTCTCATACATACCCCGTATAATTAGGCAATTCTTTAGTGTTTTGAACATCGTGTGGGTGACTTTCAATTCTACCTGCCTGAGTTACTTGTACCCATTTAGCTCTTATGAAAAGCTCTTTTATATTTCTCGCACCCACGATGTTTCGAGTAAGAGGCGACCTCACGCACGTATCCGAAGGCAAGACGTTACGGTGCCAGGGGATAATGCTAATATCATCGAAGGTGAGAGCGATTGACATTGAAAAATTACTCTGTCTCTAGTGCGATGAAGTATTCAATCCTATATTCTTCGCTGTTGCTTGTGAATCGGCTGAGTCCTACATCGCTAATTACAACAGAGTAATCCACAGGAATCAACTTGAGGCTTTCTACCTTGAACATGGCAGGCTTCGTGCTCTTGCCGCAGTCGATCGGAATCGTGATGTGGTGCTGGTTTCCAACGCTGTTTCGATTGAGAACGGTGATGCCATGGCAGTCAATGACGATATCTTTCAACTTCATTACACCGGAGACACGGATAATCTTATCGAATACCTCTTTAGTTAGGGTGAACTTCTTGTCCTCAGACGGCATTGACATTTTCTTGTCACCAGGAGAGATAACGACACTAGGGCTGCTAAAGTTGTAATAGGTGTACTCACTGGCTGAGGTCATAACCATGCGAGTCTCTTCAAACGTGATGTCACAATCCTCCGCCAATGAGAACGTACCGAGGAACTCATTGAGATCGTAAATTGCAAACTCAACAGGAATCACGTCAGGAATCTTTGCTGTTACAAACGTGTTCTTCATGACATTCATAGTCTTTATCTCATTACCAGGACGGAAGATCAGTCCCTGATTAATAGTGGCTAAGTTCTTGAGAATGTCAACGGTAATTTTACTTAGATGCATGTAGGATACCTCATTAGATGAATGAAAAGGATGTTGTACAGATCCACTGCTTAGTGATTGGAGTGATTTGCTTGAAGGCAAAGTATTTGGTATAGTCATGAAGCGTTGCTGGGTCAACGCAGAACTTAGTTGCTTTCCATTCGCTGACCGTTATAAACTGATCCGTAGGAACCCGTTCGCCATCCTGTTCTTGGGGTAAAAATTTGGTGCAAGACTTCATCAGACAGGATGCTTTCTCCAATTTTGTGTAGTATAGCACACCTAAGTTTGCATGTCAAGCCTTATTTTTGGCTAATAGTCGAGAAGCCACCCTTCCTCTCCACAACCATAATCTCATTAAATCCATTCTCCCATTTCTCAGAGGAGTGGGAGATGACGATCACTTTAGTTCCTCCTCGTACCAATTCTTTGAACATCTCGATTAAGCTCTCGGCGCCATTCTCGTCTAAGCTTGCATCGAGTATCTCATCGAACACAAGGAAGTTGACTGCGAGATTGTTCTGGAGTCTACTCACCTCTCTCCATGTCATCATCATAGCAAGATCGATTCGCAGTTTCTCGCCCTCACTGTAACTGTTGTATGTCAATTCGTCTATACCTCGACCAAGGAGTGTCTCTTCAAAGTTTTCGTTCAACTTAAACTTAACGAATAAACCTAATGATCTAAGGTAACCATTCATAATAGTCTCAATTCGAGGAATATGAGTCTTGATGATGGACGACTTTATCCCCGTGTCTTTCAACAAAGAGACAATGAACTCTAAACAGTCAAGCTGGATATTGAGACGATTGCGGTCTTCATTCTTTATCTCTCGGTCGTCTTCTAAACGAAGAAGCTCGTCCTTCTTCTCCTGAATCTTGTCATCGCCTACTTGGATTGGCAAGTTCCTTCCTTTCTCAGCATTGGCGATCATTGTCAATTTCTGTTGGATGGTGTGATCTAGGATTTGAATCTCTTGCTGAATCTTTCTATTGTGCTCTACTTTTTGCTGGATATATTTAACGCACTCACCGATAGACTCAGTTTTTTCCGTAAGTTGCTGTTGAGCAACGACAAGCTCTTGTTCCTTTTGGTCAAACTGAGCAATCTTCGATTGCTTGATACTTTCATCTAGGGTGTTCTCACAAGTGGGGCAAACGGCATTGTCTAAGAAGAACTTGATCCTCTTACGAATCTCGTTAATCTTGGCACCCATTTTGGACTGTAAATCGTAGCACGTTTCTAGCTTCTTGTTGAGCGAATCTAAGTCCCAGTCAACCTCTACTATCTGGCTTCTCTTTCCTTCGATAGTAGACTCTATCTCGGTTATTTGATTTTGAATGTCTTGAATTTGACTATCTATGAACTTATCATGCTCTATCTTCTGACGAATTGCTTCTTGCTCGAAGTCCTCGATGTGCTTCTTTGTCATCTCTATCTTTTGCTTGAGCAGTCCCAATTCGATCTTGATGGCTTGCAGTAGGTTTTTAGTCTCTACAATTCTCAATTTTGTTACATCGTTCATGCCTCCGAAGATATTAAGATTGAGGACGTTCTCGATAAACTTACGGCGGTCTGATAGACCGAGACGAAGGAACGCAACATACGTCGCTTTGCCGAGGATTACAATTTGAGTAAAGGTTTGGTAGTCAATCTTGAGGATCTGCTTCTCCAGATACTCCTGATAGTCTCTAATAGCTGAATCTTGGTTGAGTAGAACATCATCTTTGTAGATCTCGAACACCTGCGGATTAAGTCCTCTGACGATATGATACTCTGCGCCTAGATCAGACTTAAACCATACCTCTACAACCATTTTTCTACGGTTTTTGTAGTTAACTAGATTAGATTTGGATACCTTTCTGAATGGCTTTCCGAAAAGAACCCAGCATACTGAATCGAGAATAGCAGCGCTCTTTCCAGTGCCATTGTTACCCTGAATGAGTATGCTGTTCTTGGCAGTGAAGTCTATTGTGGTCCAATTGTTTCCAAAGCTGAGGATGTTTTTAAAACGGATTCGGGAAAATTCTAACATGATGTTGTCATCTTCTCTAGTGCTTCCTTATAGATGTCAAAGACCATCTCTTGCAACTGCAATTTGTCTAAATGTTCGATTTGACATGAATTAAGAAATTGTTTAATTAACTGGGCCGTGTCTGAGATAGGCGCGATATCATCAGAGTCTACGAGAACCACGTTATCCTCGATCAACTCTACGGATTGACAAACACTGCTTACCATCTCAATAAGAATCTCAAGTTTCTTTTTGTTCTTACTTTTCTTGCTCTCAGCTACAACCCTCACAATCTTCTGTTGGTATGCACTTGCATCGAAGTTTACTATATTGAATTCATCAGTATAGTTGATTATGGCGTAGATGTCAACAGGGTTCCTGATAAACTCAAGTTCCCTTGTTCTGGTATCGAATATATGGAAACCTTTCTCATAGCCTGCTTCACCCCAATTCGTTTGATAGGGGTTACCGAGGTATTGGATAATTCCGTTAGTCGATTTGATGTGGAAGTGTCCAGAGAACACAGAGTCGAATCGGTCGAACAGATTAGGCTCTAATCCGTTGTGGCATATAACGCCACGCATGATTTCAAATGAGATGATTTCAAAGTGTCCGCAGATCACCTTAGCGTTGGTTGACTTTATCCACCCAATACAGTCGTCTTTTACATCGGGAGTTATCCAACTTACGAACCCTACCTTTAGCCCATCGAAGTCAATCTCATCATACGTTTGTATTAGCGTAATATTAGGAAAGGCTCTAGTGGTGGGCACTAGGCTATTCACTTCATTAGTGTTCTTGAACACGGTATCGTGGTTGCCAATAATGCAGTAGACTTTGATTCCTCTTTTCTCAAACTCTTCCAAAAACAGCGTAGCCCTGTTCATAACCTGGACATTAATCATCTTCCTGTTCTCAAAGAAGTCTCCCAGGATCCAAACTGTGTCGATGTCGTTTTCTTCGAGATAAGGGAAGAAGGATGAGTAAAAGAATCTTTCTTGATGTTCTAGGAAGAACAAGCTGTTGTTTCGCACCCCCCAATGAAGATCTGTTATGATTGCAACTTTCATATCATTCTCCAGAGTTGAATTCAAAATCTCCAATAACCTGGTCCCTTGTTAAATTACAAGTATCACCCTCTTGTAGAGTAAACAAGTCGTCTGTCATTATGAGGCGATCTTTCATCGATCTTTCAGCTTTCTCCTTCTTTATGCGTTGGACGAATGTCCTGTAAATGACCTTCGTGAAGTATGCAAATGGATTTGATCTTGTCGGGTCAAAACTCTTAAATGCTTCGATTGCTCTCAAGATGCCATCGCTGATCATCTCATCCTTGTAGGTATACCCATTGAAGTTATAACGAGTAGCTAATCTCTTTGCTAGTAAGATAATGAACCCACCTATCTCTTCGGGTATCCTCTCTCTAGGATTGTCAAGTTTCCTTTCATAAAATTCTCTAATTGCTGCTGTGAAACGCTTGTTGTCGATGTAGTTGGTGGCCATGTTATTGTCCTAAATGGTGTGTATGGAATGATGAATTGAATTCCTCACTTTCGTAGATTCTCATGCGTTCTACGGCGTGTCTATAAGCAAAGTTTACATGGCGAGCATAACATAAATCATCTACAATATCAATAAGCGTTGCACACTCCTTGCCTGACAACTTTCTCAGTGTTCTTCCGATAGACTGTAGCGTTCTGATCTTAGCCTTATACGGGTGCGCGAAGATGATAGTATGAAGATTCTTGATATTGACCCCCACGCTCAGAGTCCCGAATGATGCAAATAAAACAACATTGTTCTCTCTTTCCATCGACTGCCTAATGTCTTCCCTCTGGTCAACTTTGACTTCTCCAACAATCATATAGACCTTCTTTCCTGCTGCGGCTGCTCTCTTCTTGGCTATCTCAAAAAGCTTTTCGCCATGCTTTTCAACAAGATTGAAGAGCACTAACGTGTTCTTGGGTTGGCTAAGTGCTAGATCAACAATCCACTCATTCCTGCGACTATGATTGACAAGGAACTTGATTTCCTCCTGGTAGTTCATTTTGCTTACAGCTTGCTTCTCGTCGTTGTGATACTCTAAGCTGATATTCTGAACTTCTAACGTGCTGAGGATTCCTCTATCCATCAATTCCTTGGTCGATGACGATTTGAGAAGAGTCCCAAACCACGCTCTACACTGTAACTCATGGGTTTTACTACCATCAAGTGTTCCTGTAAAACCGAAACGATACGGCACATGATTTAGGTTAGAGATGATTTTGTTGAGTGCTATAGAGTTAGCCTGGTGTGCTTCATCGCAAATGAAGGTTCTATACGGTTGGAACCATTCCAGTGGTTGTCGTAGAAGCATACTCCAAGTTGCTATGACTACTCTACGGCTTGTCGTCTTAGACTGTCCAGCAGCCATCTCGTAGCATTGATCGCAGATCAAACGGTTATTCTCATAGGCACAGAAGTCGGTGTGCATCTGCCTAACGAGGTTAATCGATGGAACAGAGATTAAGATCTTCTCTTCAGTGTTCTCTAGGAGGAAACGGATGATGAGATAGATGATGAACGATTTGCCTGACGCAGTGGGACTTAATACCAATGCCCTGTTGAAGCGGATGCACTTAACAAATGTGTCCAGTTGGTAATCGTAAGGTTCTATCTCCAAGTCAGGAATAACGGTCTCGATGAACTCAGAGAGAGACTCGTCGAATCCTTGCAGCTTTAGAAACCTATCGACAGTAAACTCATACTCGTTATGTCTAAAGTATCGTACTAGATCGGCCAGCAAGCCGATCGGGAAATGGCGAGTCCTCAGATTAAAGAGATGAATCTGTCCATCCCAGATACCATTCTTATAGCGTGGCATGTGCTTATAGCCAGGAACAAAGAAGCTGAAGTTATCGTAGATTTCCAAAGCAATATCTCTATCACTGATAACTTTTATGAAGAGTTCATTGATTTTGATAATTTCGATCATCAAGTATCCATTAGATTTTCAACTGGTTACAGAATAGGGCACCATTCCTTACAATAAGATAGGGTATAGTATGCGGAATGCGATTTTGCAAGGATGGAAGGATAAAAATGTAATTAAATCAGTTAATTTGCAATGCCATTTTAAAGAATCCGTGCCCTTATCCACCATTGCTCCACTTTATAAAATCCATTGCAGTTCTGATATGGAAGCTCCTCTGATTAAGAACTCTGTCAATGAATGACTTCAGCATTTCACACTTATCCTGTTGTACAACAATTTTGTTGCGCAACGATTGTGTTGCGTCGTCTGCATCAAGATAAATGTCGAGATCCTGTCTCGTTATCTTCAGTGGTAATGGGTTATCTTCATAAACAGAATCTTCGCACCTACCAAGATAGTAGTCATACTTCATTTTTTTAAGCTTTTCAAACTCTGCTTCCATTGCTCTGAGAGTACGCTTCTCCTCAAGATAGATTCCATAATATTTACCATGTAGCGTAGGTGTTCTCAAACTTTCATTATCAAGTTGAGACTTATCGATGATACAGTCCTCTTTGATCATAGCTAATAACTCACTGGTCTTCAAACTGATACTCTCTCCCATTTGAAGTATTGGTAACGAATCTCACAAGTGAATATGATGTTTTGTGCGTCCATTGTTGAGGAATCAAAAGTTATATCGCTCAAATTGGTTGGAAAGGAACCTACAAATGTGTAGATTAGAAGTGACTTTTTGTTGGCACTGAGGATACTCAATTTTGTGTCTTTGATGAGGTTTCGATAGTCATCGTCATCAATGAAAGAGGTCATCCACTTCATGAGATAGCAGTAGTTTTCAAACTCCTCATCCATCAAGATAGTCATGCTCAATGGTGACCAATCCACCGTGTTATTATACATCACCGTTTGATTGTTTTTAAAATATGTATCAAGTCCGTGTCATCGTGATTGATGGTAATGATACTTGTTGGATGAAATAGTTGATATGAGTGGCTTCTGGTATCTCGAATTTGAAGTTCGTTATATAAGCCATATTGTAGTTGGAAATGATTTCTGCCATTAAAATATCCTCAGTGATTACAGTTATCTATAATGAAGATAGATCATTTTATTCTTTTTAAAAGTACTCAGTGATTACAGTTATCTACAATGAAGATAGATCATTTTATTCTTTTTAAAAGTACTCAGTGATTACAGTTATCTATAATGAAGATAGATCATTTTATTCTTTTTAAAAGTACTCAGTGATTACAGTTATCTACAATGAAGATAGATCATTTTATTCTTTTTAAAAGTACTCAGTGATTACAGTTATCTATAATGAAGATAGATCATTTTATTCTTTTTAAAAGTACTCAGTGATTACAGTTATCTACAATGAAGATAGATCATTTTATTCTTTTTAAAAGTACTCAGTGATTACAGTTATCTACAATGAAGATAGATCATTTTATTCTTTTTAAAAGTACTCAGTGATTACAGTTATCTACAATGAAGATAGATCA